GTGCCCTACGGATGCTTCCGTAGGGTTTTTCGTACCCATAAGATTGACGTAGACCGCATTTTTTTGACTTCTATTGAATTTTCCCCCTTAAAGAGATGAACTGTATTATAAAGCATTAAAATGCCGTAGCAAGCCTTAAAATGGCTTATTCTTTTGCCCTATGTTGAACGTTCGTTTTAGCTGATACTATTCAACTCTTATATTACTTAAATTCAAATACGGGCTTTTCTAAACCTAATAGTAAGGTATTCAAACTAGCAAGAGTTGTGTTTCTCATATTATTAAACTACATTTGACTTGAAAGTAATAATTAAAACATATTTATTATGCCAACTTTTAATAATAATGATTCTCTCGATTTAAGTACTACTAAAATAGATGATATATCTACTGTTGGTAGTGCAGGTCAAGGTGCTGGCTCTGGTAATAACGGTAATACTACCGGACAGGGACAACAAGGTGCTGGACAACAAGGTCAACAAGGTAATGGTAATGGTAATCCTGATACTAATCCTGATACTAATGCTAATAATGGTAATGGTAGTACTGGAAATCAAGGTCAGCAAGGTCAAGTGGATAATCAGCAACAAGACTCCTCTATGGGGGAAGTTAAGTTATCAGAAGGTGATACTATTAATGTAGACGGTGTAGATTATACTATTGATGCTGAAGGTAATGCTATTGCTGCTGACGGAACTGTATTCCGTACCGCTACTGAACTTGCTGAACTTATCGCTCAAAATAGTTCTGAACCAAGTGTTCTTAACCAATTACAAACTCGTTTCGGTTCTGACTTTAAAGATGAAAACGGTAATCCTATCGTATTTGATGATAATGAAGAAGGTATTGCTGCTTATGTTGAAACAGTAGTTCAGAGTAGAGTTAAAGAAGCTCAAGCCGCTGCTATTAATAACTTATTTGAAACTTATCCTCAAGTAGAACAAGTTATTAATCATCTTAAACTTAATGGTACTCTTGACGACTTCGTAGAAATACCTGATAGAAGTCAGATTACTGTTAGTAAAGATAACGAAGAACAACAAGCTACTTTTATTCGTGAAGAATGGAAACTTAGTGGTAAGAAAGGAGACGTAAATAAATTTATTGACTATTGTAAGAACGCTGGTATTCTTTATGATACTGCTGTTGAATCTAAAGAAGCTGTTGATAGCATATATGAATCTCGACTTGCTGAACAGAAAGCACAAGTAGAAGCTAAAGAAGCTGCTGCTGCTGCCGAAGAAAAAGCATATTGGGATAATGTAGAAAAGACTATTAGCAAAGGCGAACTATTAGGTTATAGTATTCCTGAACAAATCCAATGTAACAAAGACGGAAAGAAAGTAATGCTTAGTCGCAAAGACTTCTTGAAGTATGTGTCTACTCCTGTTGATAGTGAAGGTAATACAGCTTATATGTTAGACGAAGCTAAAGTTGATTCTGATGCTCGTATGCAGGATGATTTACTTAAAGCATTTCTAAGGTTTACTGGTGGCGATTATGCTAGTCTTGTTGGTATGGCTGTTAATAAACAAAAAGTTCTATCTATTAGAACTGCCGCAGCGCAAACTACTGGTAAAAGGACTGTTATTATCAATAGTAAAGGTAATAATTCTAAGACAGTTGATAATGACCAACTAGTCTTGAACTAACTAAATTAAAACTAATATGTATAGATTAAGAGAAGTCGAAAGAGGTAGATATGATGACAGAGGTTATTCTAATGAACAATCTCTTGCTGCCTTAATGATTCAAAAACCGGAGGAAATCAACAACTTCCTGACTTACACTTATGGTATGGAAGATGACCGATTCCCGCTAACTTTCCTTACTGAAGGACAAGGTGCTGCTGGTGTTCGTGACATTACTACTGTTGAGTGGACTTGGAAGACAATGGGTCGTCAGAGATTTAATGATTACATTGTTTGGGCTGACACTGGTGATACTACTCCTGGTATTGGTGGTAAACCTATTAAAGTCGAGTTTGCTACTGGTCTTATTATTGAACAGTATGGTTTGCTTGCTCCTGATGGTAAGACAACTGTTCGTGTAATGCGTGACCACGGTGCAGGTAATCATGGTGGACATCTGTATTCTTTGCAGCTAAAGAATCCAGATAAGAGTGCTTATGTCGACCCAGCTAACTTTGAGAAAGGTAAATACTGGTGTATGTTAGCTCCGTCTATTCCTGAATCTTATTCTAAGGGTAACAAGACTAATGTTATGGGTCCTGGTGTTATGAAATCTCAGTTAGGATTCAAACGTTATAGCAAGGAAATTGCAGGTAACATTAGTAATGTTATTGTTAGTTATGCTTTCAAGACAAAAGGCGGTGGTACTGATACTCGTTGGATTAATGAAGAAATGCGTCAGTTCGATGTTCAGATGCGTATCTCTAATGAGATTGACTTATGGACATCTCGTTACAATCGTACTGTTAATGGTACTATTGATATGAAGGATTGGGATAATGACCAACCTATTCCTGAAACTGCCGGAATGTTTGAAATCCTAGAAGAATCTAACTACGATACTTATGGTGAATACTTGCCTCTTAGCAAGTTAAAAAGAACTATTGGTGATGTAGTTGATAAAGATACCGATACTGGTTCTATGGAAATTACTCTGTATGCAGGTAAAGGTGGTATCGAAGATTTCGACATGGCTATTCGTGAAGATGTTAAGTCAGAAGGATTCATTACTCCACTTGGAGAAAAGATGATTGGTGAAGAAGGTGGTGGTCTTACTTATGGTAAATACTTCCGTAAATATAAGACTATTGACGGACATACAGTTACTTGTGTTCATCTTCCATTCTTGGATAAATCACCTATTGCTGAAACAGCAAAAGCTAATGGTCTTATTCATCCTCGTACTGGCTTGCCTATGACATCTCACAAACTGATGTTCATTGACAATTCTGTATATAACGGAAATCGTAATGTTCGTATGGTACGTATGAAAGGTCAGTCTTATCTTGTTGGTGTATTGAAAGGTCTTACTCCTATTCCACCGTCTTGGGGTTCTGTTCCTAGCAATTCTATATCTACGGATATTGATAAATCTCAATATGAAGTTAAGATGTCTCGTGGTCTGCAAGTTGACAGACAAGAGAAGATGTTCATGTTGGAGTGTGTACTCTAAAGTTAAACAATTAAACTAAATTATAATGGAAGGACAAACACCAAAAACCGGTACATTCGGTAGTAGTCTAGCTAATCCAAATCCACAGTCTGCAAGTATTCCGCAGACTAAAACTCCCGAAGCTCCTAAACAAACCTATGAACAAATTCTTAAAGAAGAAGATGGTTTAGACAAAGACTTTCTTGAAGAAAGATATATTGTAATAGCTCTTGCTACTGATATTACTATTAATTCTGTTTATCGTCAAGTTAATGCTAGATACATTGCTGAACGTCATGATAGTATTGGTGGTAGTATTAATTCAGCTAGAGTCTTGACTAGCAACTATGAAGAAATGGCAGCTTATATGCCTTCTCTTATTGGCTGTTCTCCTAACGCACAAGAGTATGTTACTAGAGTTCAACGTTGGTTTAATAGTATATCTATTCCAGTTGACGGTGACGGAAAGAAACTCAACTGTTCGTTCCAATGGAGAAAGAAAAGAGATTATCTGAATTATAAAATAGATGAAACAGCTATCATAGAAGAATATGATAATGCCGAAAAGTCTAATCCTAAACAGTTGAAAGATGCTATTGCTAGATATGTCAATAAGATTAATGCTCTTGAATCTACTCGTTATAAATATGGACATCCTATTAAAGTAGATGATTATCTTGCATATCGTCATTGCCTATTATATCCGATTGTAGCTAAAGACGTATCTGTTATTAGTTTTGATTCTCGAATCAAGTTCTACATAAAAGATGAACAACGTGAAGCTAATCGTTTGAAACGTAGTCGTATTCAGGCTAACAAAGCAAGACGTAATTATCTTGATGCTATTGATAATGATGCTAAGTTCAAAGCTATCTTTGTATGCTATTGTGCAAGCAACAAACAAGATGTATTGTCTAACTTGTTACTTGACCGTACAATTCAAGAAAAGATTCTTGATGAGTTCGCAATTAAAGAGCCGGAGAAATTCAACAAACTGTTTAACAATTCACAAGTTGAACTTCAAGCGTTTATTGAAGAAGCTATCGCTAGAGGAGAACTAGTTCGTTCGGAAGTTAACCAAACCGTTCTAACTCCCGAAGGCGGATTCATTGGAGCCAACATGAAAGAAGCATTAGCTTATTTCAGTAATCCTGAAAATGCTGACTACAAAAAAGCACTTGAAACTAAACTTAAATTATAATAACTGGTTATTATGAAAGTAAAAGAGATACATAACGAGTTCATGCTTTTAGCCCAACAAATGGGTATGAAAAGTGTCCGAGCTATACTTCCTGAAGAGTTAGACCGACTAATTAACTTAGAGGCTATCGAATATGTCAAAGACGTTTTCTCTCGTAAGGGTAATCGTGAACTCGATGGTATCTCTGATAATGTTATAAGATTAACAGAACTTAGTAGCCTTCATACTAGTATTAAACTAGAAGCTGAACAAGGAGATATAATGTTTGGTACAGGTTATAAGATAGAATTAAATAACTATGCTACACCGATGTTCTATACATCAGTCTACTCCTTTAAGGGGGATAAATCTTATCGTTGCAGATTGATTGACTTAGACTTAGTTAGTGAAACAATGAATGATTATCATTCAAAATCTATTGTTATAAGTCCTATATGTTATAAGACTGAATCAAATATTGAAGTTATAGCAACGTTTGAGATAGATAAGTTCTTAGTTAATTATATTAAGTATCCTACTCCTATTAGTAGTGTAACTGATACTACAAATGAATTATCAGATGTTGCTATGAAGGAAGTTATTAAGAGAGCAGTTAATACTTATAATGCTATTTCTAATAACAATAGTTATGAGAAAGTTTCAAACGAATTATCTAAATTAGAATAAAATGGAAAGACTGTTATTTGCAGGTAATGTTGCATTAGCTACTACTCCCGCCACTTTAGCTGCTGTTAATGCAGCAGGTATTACAGAGGGTGCTGTTGCTCTTTACGACAACGAAGGTGCAATCATCTCGAAAGCTCTTACTAAGAACATTCCGATGTTTACCTTGTTTGTTGGTGGTGGAGCATTTGCTAATAAGAGCAAGTATACCAATATTGTATCTGATATTGATACTAGACGTTTCTCTTATGTTAAGAGTGTCTATGCTGCCGGAACTAAATTTAGTGCGGAAATTACTGTTCCTACCCCCGTAGAAGGAAAGGATTATACGTTAACTATGGCTAAAGCTCATACTGTTCTTAATGAACGTTATAAGTGGTCGGCTAGTGAGCGTGCTCGTGAAGGTGATACTGCTGCTATTATTGCTAAGAAGTTAAGTACTCAACTTAATTCTCTTGGTAAGAATGAAGGATTTACTGCTAGTGTTGCCGCTGCTAAAATTACCGTAACTGGTATTGATTATGAAGCATGGAACTTGATTGCAGGTGATTCAATGTTCGGAGCTACTATTACTACTACCAAGGCTATGAAACCAATTAATGATGATGCTGCTCTTAAAGAATTGCAGATTCGTTGTATTGGTGGTGAAGGTATTAATTCTACTAGCAATGATGCTCGTAAGTTATATACTCTTCCAGAGTTCTCTAATGCTGGTGGTTGGACAGTATATACTCTGACCTTCTATCCACACCGTGACCTTCGTAGTGGTAGCACCGAAAATGTTAAGACTATAATTCATCTAGCTATTCCGACAGGAGCTGCACAAATTGCTACTCTTGACACAATCTTGGCTTCTATCAATACTCCGGCCGCAGCAGGAGCTTAAAGCAAGGCTTAAAGAATAACTCGTAATAGTTTAAATAAAGGGGTTGCTATTAGTATTTAATATTAGTAGTAATCCCTTTAATCATAGATAGGGATGAAGGAAATTATCGAATCTGCTCTTAATCAAGGATTGAGTTCCCTGATAACAATTTCTATTTTCCTACTATTATACAAATGGTTGGATAATAAGAAAAAGACTGAAAGCGAAAAGTTTGTTAGTTCTATTAGTGATACTCTTGATGAAGTATCTAAATCATTATTACAAGTCTCGACATTTATTACTGATATTACAAAGAATATCATAGATAAAGATAAAGACAAATGTAAGACTGCAATAGACGATGCTATGTTCGCTTCCGCAATGAGATTAACAATATTCGTTACTAATACTGTTATTAACAACCACGTTCAAACTAACAAAGATAATATACTGGCTGATATCCATAATATAGTTAATGCTGAATTTTATACTGTATTCTCTAGCTTGTCATTGTACAAGATTAATGGAGTTAAGGTTAGTGATAATATGAAAAAGGATTGGATGCCTTCAGTGGAGAAGTCTATAATAGAGATAATATTTAATGACAATCTTAGTAAAGAAGATAAAATATCTAGTTTTAATAATAAAATAAACTTGAAGTTTCAGTCTTACATAACTTATATAACAAATAATACATTAAAGTAATGGACATAAACTTCGATAATGTAAATAGCAAATTGGTTGATAGAGGTGTACAAGTTGTACACCTCTCTACCATTGGATTCGTTCTTACTAATGAAGATATATGTAGATATAATGCTATGACTATTCTTAGTCACATGCAGAATGTAGAATCTAAACTTAGTGAGAAACAACAACAAAATCTAATTGCAATGTATAACGAATTAATAGTAATGCAATGAGAAAGAACGAAAATGGAATGTATACTTACTTGGATGTTCCTAGTAAGTATAATTGTGTTTATAAAAGATTGCTTATTAAGTTAAGTGACTTAGGAGTAGACATGATTAAAGATTGTACTTCTACTTGTAAAGGTATCAATCGTCAAGTCATTAATTGTTGGAATATGTTTCAATCTGCTTGTGCCGCCTATACATTAGGTTATTGGAAACAGGCAGATTTACTCATTAATTATATTAATATTTCTTTAGCTTTGAACTGTACTGAATATACTACTGATGAGAAACCTGTATTTATGACATTTGAACTTAATATTCCTATGTCAATTACTGGTACTCAACAGATAAAATATAATGAAGCTACATTTGTTATCGCTAATAAAGAATATGTAACTAAAGATACTCTTACTATATATCAAGTTATTAACGAAAGAGAAAATATTATAGCTTCAGGATTATCTATTGATAGTCCGGCTAAGTTTAATGAATTAACACTTAATGCTCAAGTAGGACAAGTTTATATATTTAGAGCTAGCGTAGAAGGAGAAGACGGTGAAACATATTATTCTAATGACTTTATTGTAGAATGTAAGTCTGTTCCTAAAATGAACGTTATGTATTATGGACATACAGATATTGCACCGCAGACATTTCAAAATATGTCTGTTAGTGATATTATGGCATTAGAAGGTAATACTCCTAGAACTATTACAGGAGATAAGAATAATACATTTACTATTCATCAAGAAAAGAAGATTCATTATCTTCTTATACCTGATACACTTATGACGCTTGTTAAAGCTGAATATGGTACTACTCTTGTTACTACTCTTTGGGACGGTTCAGACGGTGCTTATAAGACTAACAATCCTGGTGGTATTGTTGACGATATACATTATAAAGTATTCTTCTTATATTCTCCTTCTGTATTTGATGATACTATTCGTATAACCTGTAAAAACAAGTAATATGAGAAAAGGAATAAGTATAGGTCAACCTATTATTAATAACAGCGTAGATGATAACTATAACCCTCTACCTGATATTGATGCTAAGTACGGACCTTATAGCAGTGTTAAAGAAGCTCTTGAAACTCTTACTCCTGAATTACGTAGTGTTGGACTTACTATTGGTATCAAACAAAATAATAGTATTAATGAATATTGGTTTAATGGTGGTATTGATAACGAACATTTAGTTATTAAACAAGCCGGTGGTGGAGATAAACCTATACAAACAGTTTATATTCAAGATACTCCGCCAGCTAATATTAATGCTCTTTGGGTAGATACTTCTGGTCTTGGAACAGCTCTTGAAGAGGATGAGAAATTAGCTCCAATAATTCAAGCTATTCAAGTTATACAAAACTACCTTGATACTATTGTACATCAGAGAGACTTAATTATAAATCCTGGTCATGTTAGTAATACCTTTACAAAGTCGGTTCTAAAAGAATACGAATCTATTGACCCAAATACTGGACAGTTAGCTATTCGTGTTGCAGCTGTTGGTGAAAGTCTCGAACCTGAAACAGACCAATATGAACCTAATACTAAAGCTGTTCGTGGTCATTATGGAACACTTAAAGAAATTCAAGATAATTTTAATGACTTCGTAGATTACGAACTTCTTATTGCTACTGATGTAAAACGTCTGTATACTAAGATTAATGGAGAACCTGTTAATCTTACTGGTAGTAGTTCAGGAGGTGGAGGTAGTATAGATTATGATGCTTTAGACAAATTAGATACTATTGGATTTGTTGCACCGAACGGACAAATATATCGAGTTAAGGTAAATAACAATGGACAATTAGTAGTATATAAGAAAGAACTAGATACAGCTCAAGCTGAACCTACTGGTGGACAAGAAGACCTTGAAACTGGTTGGATATATGTAACTACGTTATATTTACAAAAGCTATATATCAATTCATTATATTGTGGTGGTATTACAAGTGATGAATATAGTTATAATCCGTGCTCTCATAACTTCGTTGAACTTAGTAATCTTACAGGTAAAGATATATCTCTAAAGGGATTATCATTACAGTATGGTACAGAAGGGGGAGATTGGGAAACACTCCCTTTATGGGGGAATATCAAAGCTGGTTCGACATTCCTAATTAGAGGTGCTCAATGTTCAGTAATGAATATTAATACTACTCGTATTAAAGTTGAGAACTATGATATGGAATGGATAGCTAGTGACGGTAATCCTATTAAGTTTGATAATAAGAAAGCTAAGTTCTTCTTGACTTGGGGAACAGAGCCTAGTTCAGTTGCAAATCCTTATAATAACGCGACTTCCCCCATAAGGGTATCTAAAGGTTATATTGATTTGGTTGGACTACAAATACCTAATGCCGGTGATGCTGATAAAGTTGATGCTTCTGAAAATACTGCTTATGGTTATCTTAGTAGTAAGTATTTGTTTACTAAGTATTATACTATGGATAATGTTAAGCAAGCTACTAAAGCTCTTAGTGCTAGAAATAATGCTAATGATATGTACTTTGTTAACCTAGAAGCTGATGTTATTCCTAGAGTAGAATCTTATACTCCTAGAGCTAGTTTTGAGAATAAGAATATATTCTTTAATAAGACTTTATTAGATAGTACCAAACCTAATAAAGTCACTATGACTTTAGGACGCAAGGCTTGTTATACTATTAATGAAAGTAATGAGCCTAATGATGATGCTAGTAGATGTTTTAATTGGGTTTCCGTAGGTTACTATGATGAATACTTATGGTATCGTGCATACCGTAGTGATAATAGTTATACTGAATGGACTAAAGTGGAATCGTTTAAGAATGAAACTGGTGTTCGTAAATACTATAATCGTATTAGAGCTATAACTACTGACGGTACTCCGTTTACTACTCATAAGGTAATACTTACTCATCTAGGAGAACAATATGATACTCATACAAGAGACAAGAATGTCTATTATGAATATTACGTAGGTAGAGACGAAACTTATAGGAGCGATGTTCGCAGGTTTGTAGTTATGAGTGAAAATATGGAAAATGATGCTCTTAACTTTGTTCAGACTTCCGACCAACAAGGTTTTAATTGGGATGAATATAATGTGTGGAGAATAACCGCTGACCAAATAAAGAAGGACTTTAATAGATATGAAACTAGTAACATATCTATGTGCTACTTTATGATTAATACTGGTGATATGACACAGAATGGTAATCGTATTAATGAATGGTTAGATTACGAAGCTGGTAGAGCATCTTTATATGATATTGCAGAAATGGTTACTGTTGGTAACAATGACCTTACTCCTGCTAATGTCTATGTTCTTGGTGACGGTGGAGATGATTCTAAAATCAATGCTACTAACATTCGTTTTTTCTATTGTTATGAAATGGATGAAGAAAATCCTCCTGTATTTACTGTTGAAGGAAAGGAAATATTCGTTGAATCATTATACTCATTCGATGTTGGTCATACTCATTTCTTATGTGTTAATAGTGAGATAAGTTCTAATACTGAACGAAGTGTTTATGGACTTTCTACTACCGGAGTAATGTATGACTTAATAAAACAATGGTGTGAAAGAGATGATGCAAAAGCTATTAATGCTAAAGCTAAGATAGCTTATTGTCATGAAATGCCTTTTACTATTATTACTCAAAATCTTATTAATTCATTCTATTGGGACGGTAAAGAAGATACTAGCGTAGAACGAAGCGGTAGTCGTTTGAACTTTAATACCACTAAAGCTAATGCATATTGGTTCTCAAAGTTCTTACAGACCCATAATTACCGTTTATGTCTTGGCGGACACAAACATACGTACAGTTGCAGCTATCCCATTTTAGAGAACGAAAACAGCTCTATGAAGCCTATCATACAGGTCACTGCGGACGTTCTAAAGAAAGATTTTAATTCAGATGAATTATATACCGAAACAGCCGAAGGAGCTTTACAAGGGCAATCTTTCCCTAAATCTTGGGAGAATAATGCGAACTTTGATATGCTTAAACATTTGTGCACGTTTCAACTGGTCGAGGAAATTACAGCTCCTATGTATTTAATGTGTCAAGCTACGGGATATAAACATACTAGTAATAAAGAATTACCTAGTCCTAATATTCCGTGGTTAAGGTATTTCTTTCCAGCTAGTATTACTATTAATAGTAAGACAGATGTTACAGCTAAAGTAAATGCAGGTCAACGTTATCCTTTTTATATTAAGTATTTCCTTAATAAAGGTGAGGTTGATGATTCTACTTATTATTATCAAGCAACGATTACTGTCAAAAAGTTATCTAATGTATTTAATAATTCAGGTAAATACAATGTTAACATAGAAGGTCTTAATCCTAATTACAGTGTTGTTGGTGGTAATGGTGAAACTAATAATGGTAATGATATTATAAATATTAAATTTCCAAATTATAATATTGAATAATTATGGCAGATGATATTAAAAGATATAATCCTGATACTGGAACTTGGGATATATCGTCTTCAGGTAAAGCTACTGGAATTGTGGTCGATGACCCTCGTCTTATTGACCCTGACCTTGCAGAAGAAGGTAAGACTACGGAAAGTCTTAATGATGTTCTTGTTCGCCACGATGAAGCATTGAAGAAACATGGTGGTTATATTGCTTGGCTTGCCGAACATGGTGGTGGTGGAAGTGGTGGTGGTGGAGGAGCTACCGGAGATAAAATAACACTTACTAATGGTAATATAGTAAAAAAAGGTAATACTAATTATCTTTATTCTACTGTAACTACTAATATTAAACTAGAATATCTTATTACTTCTTCTAAGAATAATAAGCGATATTTTATTACTGTTACTCTTGACGGTAATAAAATTATCGAAGGTAAAGAAGCATGGATTAATACTCCTGGAACTCTTAATATTCCGCAGTTAGATAGATTCTCTTCTAATAGTAATCACTCTGTTGTAATTACAGCCAATGATACAGACGGATTCTCTGCTGAATCATATCTATTAAATATAGTAGAAGCAAGTATTAAACTCGCTAGTTCTGTATCAGGAAATACTGCAACTGTTGGTATTAATTACTTTTTTACTTATAGTATTACTAGTAAGATTATTGGTTCAGATGTTAATCTTGTAGTCACTAATGTAACTAATGGTGCTAGTAAAGCTATTGAATTAGGTAAAACTACTTCTACTGCTCCTAGACAAGTTAATGTTAACTTATGGGATTTAGGAAGTATTATTGCTGGTAGTTCTTATACCATACAGGCACAAGCATTTACTTTAATGAATGAACAAACTGTTCAATCAGATAAGGTAACAAATCGTGTAGTAGTAGAAGACGGTGTAAACTTAGTAGTACTTGTAGAAGGTATTACTAGTAAGGCAGAAGTAGATTCAGGAGTTGAAAGAACTAAGTTCTCTCAAAGCGGTAATATATCATTTGCATTCACTCCGTATCTTGCAGGAATAAGTCTTATCTATTATGCTGTTAGAATAGAACATAATGGTATTGTTAAAGATATAGGTTACTTTGATGAAGGAAACTATAATAATAACCAATATGTGCAGCGTGGTAAACAACAAGTATTTAGTTATGCTATTCCAACTGAAGGAGAAGTATTAGGTAATTGGAATATAACTCTTCGTTGTTGGTCTGAAAAAGGTGACCCTATTACTGATACTGTTTTAGCTTGTGAAGTTGTATCTAGTTCTCGAGCACTTATTGCTGACCAAAATCCTAATAATAGTAGATACGCTAGTTGGCATATTCGTCAAGAAAGTTTTCCACAAGTGTCTACTGCTAAAGTTTGGACAAGTAATGAACCTTCGTTTACAGTTCCTGGTGCTATTGAACCTAGCGGTGCTACAACTGAACTAAATGTATATAATACTAATGGTGTTCTTTCAGGTTTCTTAACAAAGAACGGACAATCAATGTTACGTATATCAGGAGAGGCTTATGGAGTAATTGACGTACAACCATTTAAAGATGATACTACTACTCTTAATAACTGGTCAAGACAAGGCTTTGGTATATCGTGTACATTCAAGTCAGATAGACATCCTTTCTCAAATAGAACAGTCTTCTTTATAGGGGATTACAATACAGATGAGCAATTCTCGGAAGGTATTAAAATAGGTCTTGAAGATATTACTTGGTCTTATACTGACGGTAATATTAAAGAGACTATGAGTTGTAAGATACAACAAGATGTTATTAATACTGTTGATTTTATAGTTAATAAGAATCCAGGAAAGATGGTTGTTGCTATCTTTATTAATGGTATTCTTAGTACAGCTCGTGAAATAAAGAATGACTTTACTTGGAGAACTAGTTCAAAGATATATCTAGGCTGTGATATTAGTAATGCTGGACAAATTCAGAATTTTGCTGATGTTAACTTCTATGATATTAAGTTGTTCCGTGTTCCTGCAAATGATAAACAGATTGTTATCAATGCGATGAACTCAAAAGCTAGAGCAACTCTATTAGCTGACGGTAGTGTAGATTTTACAGAATACAGCAGAATGAAGTTAAGAAACTTCTTTTCTACTTCTGATTCTGAACCAAACTCAACACTTTGGGATGATATTGATCAGACTTATGCTAATGTTAACTTTAATAGTCTTATTTCTGATACTACTAAAGTACTTCCAGTAGATATTATGTTGATTAATTGTGCTAATACTGGTTTTACTCGTGCTGTATTTGAGGAAATAGGTGGACAGAATAATAACTGGTATACTGGTTGTACTATGAGTTACTTTAGTCCAACTTCTGGTAAATCAAGTTCTGAATATACTACTGATGTCGCTGTTTCTAAACAAGGTACATCTACTATGAACAATCTTATTAAGAACTTAGAAATAAGATTTGATAAGATGCTAAAAGCTGATGACGGAAATAACCTTGATTATGAGTTATTCCAACCTAAAGAGACTTGGTTTCCCGAAAGACAGTTCACTCTTAAAGCTGACGTTGTGGATAGTGCTCATGCTAATAATGCTTCTATTGGTAAATGGATTAATGATAACTCGGATTTCTTATTCGAGAAAACTCCACCTATGGAAGAGTTAGAAGCTCACCGTCCAGTAGATACTCGTGATAGAACTGTTAAAGATAAAGTAACTATTAAACAGACACTTGAAGGTTTTCCTATTATTCTTCTTATTCAGTTTGATGGTGAGGAAACTCAAACTATGCTTGGTATATATAGTTTTAACTTAGGTCGTGGAGCTTATTATAATATGGGTTTCCGGTTTATGAAAGACTTTACTACTAAGATAAAGAACACAGCCGGAGAATATGTAGATAATAAGTTACCTGCTTTTGTTACTTCTTATCATACTTATGCTCAAGATGAAATGTTTGGAAACATAGACCAACGTAAGGTTTATTCTTATGAGTTCGGTGAAAATGCAAATATAATTGTAGACGGTGATAAGACATTACCGTTAGCTTTGTTTATGCAAGATGACTTATCTATTATAAAGCATGTAGGTGAGTTTAAATATAACGGTGGTAACTGGTTAGAACCAACTGCTCCTGTTACTGATGATAATATTTGGAGAGTACTACAAGAACTATTTAGTATCTTTGCTCAAATGACTACTTCGACAGTTAAGAAGTATATTTGGAATGAATCGGTAGGAGGATATGAAGAAACCGAAGGTGAATATCCTGCACAATCTAGTTGGTCTACTCTTGCTGCCGAACTTGATACTAAGTTCTCAATAAGAAATGCTTTTTCTTATTTATTAGTATGTGTAAAATACGGACTTGTCGATTCTCTTGGTAAGAATATGACTATTGTATGTTATGATATTAATGGAAGTAAGAAATGGTTTATTAGATTTTATGATATGGATACGGCTAATGGACTTGATAATGTTGCTCTTGAATCTGTTGCTAAAACTGCTTGGTTGGATAAATTTAGTAACAATGATAAGAATGATGTTAATTCATTAGTTATTACTAAGAATGCTGCTGACGGTGGATATGATACTTATAGTTCTCGTATGTGGGATGTATTAAGAGATACTGTATTTGCTAATACTGGTGTATATGATAATTCTCTTGAAGGACTTTGGGATTTATGGAGAAACAACGATAATATATGCAAAGATATTAATAATTATGTAGATAATTACTTTGCAGCTCAAACAGCAAATTGTGGTGAACTTCTATTTAATTATGACTATAATGTTAAGTATCTTACAGCTTACGTTGGTGAAGCTGGTGGTGAAGCGTCTTATGCTAATATAGAGTTCTTACATGGTACTCGTGTTGAATATGTTCGTGACTGGTTAAAGAAACGCGTTTGGTTCTTTGACGGAGTGTTTAAATACAGTAATGCTGCAAATATTCAACCTTATAATAATAAAGGAACGTTTTCGGCAGGCGGTGCAGAAGCAACTAATCCTAAGCTGGTTGTTACTTCCAATTGTCCGGCTATATTTGTAGTTAACATTGGTAATACTACTGATACTAGATATTTCTTAGAAGAAGGCAAACCTACTGAAATTAGATTATCTCCTATTAGTTCTTTCAATACACAAGTTACTATCAATAATACTCCTCAAATTAACGATATAGAAGGATTAGGTGGAATGAGATTCCAAAGATTCATGTCTAGTATGAAACTTCCTAGTTTCTCTAAACTAGATTTATCGTCTGTCGATACTCTTAGTGATTCTCCTATTCCATTTGAAACAGTATTCGTTAATGACAAAGATTTCTCTGATGTTAGACATATTGATTTAAGTAATACTAAGTTTTGGAGCAGTAATGCTGGACAAGGTACATTTACAGTTAATATAGAAAAGTATATTAAGTTGAAAGATTTGAATATATCTAGTTCTATTGTAACTTCTATATCTTTACCTAATGCTTCTCTTTCTTCTTTGAATATTACTAATTCAACAGTTGAAGGTATTAGTCTTGTTAATCAACCGTTCTTGGAATCATTAGATTTCTCCGGTTGTAGGAGATTAAAAACAGTTACTATTGATTCTTGTGATAAGATTACTGAATTGAATCTTAGTAATCTAGGAGACTTACATACTATTAAGATTACTTCATGTCCTAACTTAAAATCTATTGTATGTACAAATAATGGTAACTTAACTACATTCAATGTATCTAATTGTAGTAATGTCGAAACAATTAATATATCGTCATGTACAAACAGAAATCTTATTGTTTATATTGTAGGTGCTCCTAATATTAAGACACTTGATATGTCTAATACTAATACAGCTAACGATATTCAAGCCGCATCTGAACTTCCTAAACTTAGGACATTGAATATAACTAATAGTCAAGTTGAAGCTATACAATACGGTAATGCTGCAATTCCTACTTATAATGGTAATAAGATATTTGATGTTAGTCAATTAATCGACTTACAATTCAGTGTTCAAAATGCCAAAGGTGTACATTATTTTAAGTTTAATAATAATAAGGAACATCCTTTTAATGTAGGTTCTGCATTCTTTGTTGGTTGTTCTAACTTAAAGAGAGTATTTGGACATATTAACCTTAATGGCAATAGTGTATTCGATCAATGTTCTAAGTTCTATATTCACGAACCTAAAGAAAAGGTAGAAGGTATTACTCCTGATTATAATGGCGAATGGTTTGGTCCAGATACTAATACTGAACAAGGTTCTGTTGATTGGAGAAATAATACTAATTTATCTACTAACTTTAGTATTGGCACTACTGATGGTAACGTTATGTTTAGAGGTACTAATTGTAGTATATATGACGTTTATTATTTCTTATATAAATGTGATAACGTTACGACTCTTAGTAATTGTTTTGCTAGTGTTACAAATATTAAATGGGATTTGTTAGATAGTCCTCGTAGAACTATGTTCAATCACTGTACTAAAGTTGTTGATATGAATTCTATATTTTGGGGATTACCTACTCAGAATTTTAAAATATTTACCAGTACTTATGAAAATGGTTCTACTGAACATAATGGTTTATTTAGTCCTCTTGTTAGTTTAAAATTTATAGACAATGCTTTTAATTTTGGTGGAACTAAATATACTGATTCTACTTTCTTAGCTAAGTTTAAAGGAAATGTAGATTCCAAGTTAACTAGATTAAACAATATTATTCCAAACATTAAATTTGTAAATAATATTAATAGTTCTCCTAATGATGAAACTATTGCAAATAATTTATTTGCCGCTAATTCAGGAAATTTACTTGTACGATTACCTGAACTAGAATATATAATTAATATGTTTAATGGGTCTAATATTTACTTTAATCAAACAACTGATGAAGATGTGGAAGACGGAGTAATGTATTGTCCCTTATTCTATAAAAACACTAAATTAAAATATATACAAGATTCATTTAAAGAACTTATTAAATCTAATGGTTCTTTATATAATATATTTGGTGGTACTGTTAAGAATAAGGTTAATCTTAGATTTCCTACTGCTTTATACGGTATCTATAATTCGTTCTCTATTAGAGATAATTCTACTATTACATTTCCTATTCATAATTCGATGTTTAGTAGATTGAAGAACTCATTGAAGTATATAACAGGACAGCAAGCTATTAATCAGTCTACGTTAGGATGTTTTCAAGGTTTTACTAAAGAGTTTATTAAAGAAGAAGATGAAGTATTCCCATACGATGTATTTACTAATTGTAGTGCTATTGTTGAAATACCTGGATTTTTCTCTAAACTAATTCTTCCTGCAAATAGTGTAATTGAGCTTCCTCTTAATTCATTTAAGACTAATTATAATCTTACTAATATATCATATCTATATTATGATATGAAGAATTGTAAGTACTCGCTTACTGGTAAAGGCTTCTCTAATTGTAAACTAGTTAATGTTAATAGATGCTTCTCTGAAATAGAAACTAGCTTCGTTAAGAAAGGTTTTATTCCTTATGGACTATTCTATATGGAACAAACTTCTAATGTTAGCTATAAAGGTTGGAATGAAGTAGATGCAGCTAGTCAGAATATTACAGAGAACTATGGTATAGATAGTGACGGTAATTGGATTGAAAGTGCTGAAATGCCAGTAGAGATTACTTATAGTAAACAACGAACTCTTCCTAGAAAGACAATAGTTAATATGTCTTATTGTTTAGAAAGATTTCAAAGTACAGAAGCACAAGGTTATACTATGAATTATGGTAATCTTACTCCTAGTAATTACGGAGATATAATAGTCCCTAATGAAAAGTATAATCCAGTTAAGTATATTCTTAATCCAAATTATGACCCTAGAGAATGGTTAGATGACGAACATACTATGCCTAACTACAATAGAGATATTCATAGAGTTATCTTGAATAAAGATTTCGATAAGTATGAACTTGCTTGGAATGAATATTGTGTTGATGGTCTTAGTGGATTAGAAGATATAGTTAGAGACAGTGCTCTTTATAGTGCAATTAGTACAGGAAGTATTAATTGTTCTCCTGTTATACCTAATAGATTTAAAGATAACGCTGGTTCTTTTGCTCCACCTTCTAATGCTAATGCTAATAAGAAAGTACTCAACTATATATGTTCTCCTGACTTATTCTATTATTGCACTAATGGCAATAATATGCAAGTAAATGGAGTGTTCTTTGGTAGTGGTAGAGTTAATGGAATAATTGGATATAATTATCTTGATTATGGACTAAGAGGACGTATTCCGCCACATTTATTCTATCCTATTAGTAATGCTACTGATTTGTCTTATACATTCTATTGTATGCCATTATTAAACCCATATAAATGGAATGTTAGTAATGGAGAAGACGGAGAGTTCTATTCGGCAGATACGTTCTCTAAGTTAACTAAGTTAATATCATTATCTAATATGTTCTACTTTTGTATTATTTCTGCACATATTAACTTACCTATTGATTCTTTTGTAAACTGTATACAGTTACAAGACATATCTTCGATGTTCTTAGCTGCACAGTTTGAATCAACATCTGAAATGGGACAACAAGTAGACGGAAACTTATTTAATAAGAATGTTAATCTTAGAAATATTAGTTATGCTTTTGCTAGTGGACAAACCGTAGGAGATTGGTCAGATAGAAGTCCTAAAAAAATAAATTCTACATTATTCAATGTTGATAAACATAAAAGACTTACTAATGTGACTGGTCTATTCTATAATGCTGTTTCTACTGTTGGTAGTGTTCCGGAATTTTGGAATTGGCTTAATACTTTAAGTGCTTCTAATAGAGCTAATGTGTTTTATAAAATGAAGAAGTCTAATATTAGTAATTCTGCAAGTATTCCTACTAATTGGGCTAATGGAATGACAGATTAAAAAGTTAATAATAGTATTGTGTAATTAAACAAAATTTAGTTTCTTGTAGCATCCCCCATAAAGGAGTTGTGATAGCTTCACCACACCTCTTTATAGGGGAAGGTTGCAAAGAGTAATTAATAATCATTTAAAAGTAATTATCATGGATAATCGTATTTATAACAGAGCTAATTCAGCTAACAGTTTACAAATATCTATAATGGGTAAAGTTGAAGCTGTTGCAGAGTTTTCTATTCCTAATGGAATGGGTGGTAAAGAACCGTTCTTATTAAAGAACATTACAGAAGACCCAATAACAGTTGAAGTAGTTCTTGCAGGTATGAAAGAACCTATTACTACTGTTCTTTATTCCGGTTGGAATGTTGAGTTAGTTAAACAGGTTAATAACGCACAAGCTGATACATTACAATATGGGTACTAATACTGGTATAGGTATAGGTATCGGTATTCCTTTTAAGAATAATGCTCTTGGTGGAGATAAACCTTATCTTCCACCAGAGCTTAAAGCTAGACTTATTGGAGTTTGGGATAATTACGGTAAAAAGAATACTGATGCTGATAGGAATATTATTAAGAATAAGATTCATAATGCAGGTGGAGATTTAGAGATTCTAAATAGTGCTTATAGATTAAATAGTGGATTTGGTGAATATAGTAATGATTTCCAAGAATATACATATAGCGAGAATGTAGTAGTTAAAGATAATACTAATGCTATATTTAATAGTAGAGGAAAGTTATTAGTTCCGTATTCGTATCTAACTAAAGACATCCCTTCATTTAAAATAAAAGTCAGTGGATTAAGTAACACTTATCATTTTCGTTATTATTATAGAGACAGTAACGGTGTTCAACATTCCGTAGATATGGCTAAAGATGGTAACTATGAGTTACCTATTTGTTATAATGTGCAGAGTAGTTCAGATGGTACTAATTGCGGTTTTGCTAACTATGGTAGTGATATAGTAAGTGTTGAAATATTACCTGAATTTGAAGGTGCTTTCGTTACTGACGGAGTCAACGACATGATTATTAGTCAAAAGACTCTTCAAGAAATGGGAGTTACTAAAGACTTTACTATCGTTAGTATGATTCATCAAATAACTTTGAGAGGTGCTACGGCTGCTGCATTAACTAATTATATTAGACAACCCATAGGATATGAGTATGTAAGAAATCATGTTGCCAATATTGGTAAGACTGGAATATATGGATATGTAGTATATGATGTTAATCATTCTAGTGCTGGCAATAGTCATATAATAAATACTATATTAGGAGATAAAAACGATTATTCTATACATATAACCGGTAATTTATCGCAAGGAAAATTTAGTGTACAAGGATATATAAATGGTGAAGATAATGTAGTTGAAACATCAAGAGTAGCTCATTATTGGACGTTTGCATTACTAGGTAAAGCTACCGAAGACGATATTAATCTTATTATTGGTTACTTTAACTTAGATAGAACGCTTAAAGCTGATATATATTGTAATATAGAAAAACAAGGTCTTACTAACGAGAATCATGCAGAGTTTAATGATAAACTTATTGATTACAGTGGTAATGGTCGAGACTTGCAGTTATTTAATATTGGCTGGAAAGGAGAAAGTGGTATTGGAAGATATACAGAAGAATTTAAGAATAATTATTGGTTTATTCAATTTTCACAAACAGGAGTTATTAAAGACGGTAACTCTATTAAAGTTGTAGGAAAGTTATCTAATGCTTATCTTCTTTATCATATTCGAGAAGTAAGTACAAATGCTTTTAAAGTAAAAATAACAGGAATAAAAGATAAAATAAGATATTCTTATATATTATCAGGTAAAGAAAATAATGTTTATTTTTCAGTAGATGGAATATATGATATACCTGCAAGTGAATCTATTGAAGAAAATAAAACTAGTTGCGGATTTTATATTAATGATGCGTCTGTCGCTCTTGATTGGATAGGATTAACTATTGAAATCATTCCTTCTAATAAAGGTGCTCTCTGCCTTGACGGAATAAATGATTTTGGTAAAGTTATCAATATGCCTATTTATAAAGATTATACTTTCATTATAGATAGAGAAATACTAAGTATTGACAATATTGGAATTATTGCTTCTAAATCTGAGAGTGCAGAAGATGCAACTGAACACGGAGCTTTTATTTTTGAATATTTAACTGCTCCTAATATTATAAATACTTGGAGTTATTATAAAAACAATATTAATATTGCTAATACTGATTTTATTAGAGGTATAAGTTATCAATCTAAGTATAACTACAATGGTAAAGATTTAATTATTGGAACATCTAAAGATAGTGATAAATTATATTTAGGTACTATAAGAGATAATAGTGATAAATACGGTAATATAGCTATCTATTTTCTTATGTCCTTTCCTTATTCTATGAATAAGTTCTTAATCGAACGTCAATTAAAGAAATATAAGGCAGGAACTCTATATAAAGACATGGTTGAATTTAGACCTGTTATTAAGAGTAATATAGATATTAAGAATATAGTCTATTTAGATAAAGATTCAAATGTAGTAAAAGTAGGAGATTATATTTCAATAGGAAGTAATATTAAAACTAGTATTACTGTTCTTGACGGTTATAAAATATCCAAAGTTTCTTCTACTGCCTTTAATAATATCACTATTGAAAAATCTAATACAGATTTTATCTATGATGTAATCTTCTATGGTATTAAGAAGTCTCCTCAAAAGATAAATTTAGTTATTGAACAAGATAGTGATTATGTTCAATGGAATCCTAATATTAAAGCTAACGTATCTAAATATTCAGTTACTGCAAATATTAGGAAAACTGACGATACAATATTGAAACTAGTAAATGGACAATTTTATTCTACTTCTATTACAGGTAATCTAGTATTGGATATTGTTCCTACTTATAAAGATTCAGATGAAGTAACTAATGTTGTTATTGATGGAAAATCTTATACTCCTACTAAAGATTCAAGTGGTAATTATTATAGATTAGAAATACCTTTAGTATTTCCAAAAGAGATAAATATTACTATTCAAGAATATGTTAGATACGAAGACATTGTACAGCCATATCCTGTTTTATTAAGATTCAAAGATGAGAATAATAATGAAATATCTTGGGGAGACAAAATTAAACTAGGTTCTAGTATTATTAGAATAGGTTCATTTAATGATTGTAATCTTCTTAAAGATATTTATACTGTTAGTAATGCTAAACTTAATGGAAGTCCTTTGCCTAGTACTCCACATGTTGTTGAACGACAAATGGTATTTACTTGTACGGCTACTTGGATTTTTGATAACAATGAACCTAAATGTGTTTTATCTCCTAGATTATTACGTGTTCCTAATTCTAGTTATAAGATACTAGGTTATATTCCCGATATATCCGGTCATGGTAATCATGGAGTTATTCATAATTCTGCTTATGCACTAAATAGCGGAGTTAATGGGTATACGGAAGACTTTACTAAGTGGACTTTATATACAGGAGTTAAATGTACAGATAGTACTATTAGTCTTGATTCTAGTTTTAATAAACAAGACCAATGGATTCTATTTAAACCCAAAGGTTCTAATATAAATCAATTCACTATTAATATTAAAGGAATACCTAATGGTGGAAATTTATATTTACGTTTATCAACTGATTCTAATATAAAATTAGAAAATGGAATTAATGAGATAAGTAGTTATACAAATGTCACAAATTCAACTGGATTTTTTATAGGAGCAAATGATCTTAATTTAGATTGGTCTAATCTTATTATTGAACAAGTTGGAGAATACGAAGGAGCGTAGACGACTTTATTACTATTCCTATTTTGTCTAAGGGTGGTAAGCAAGTGTTGATGAAGGTTAATTGGCAAAAGCAAGATACTATGCTTTATAATCAAAACCCCGGTCAGGATAATTTTGCTATATTTACAAATAATTATAATAATAATAATAACTTAGTCGTTGCTTATGCTTCAAGGAATAATGGTAATACTTATATTGATGGTGTGGTAAACAATAATATCTTAGCTACGCAATTAAAGGGTATAACTCATAATATTGTTGCTACTAATAATAATATAGATGCTACTATTACTCCAATCATAGGTTCTAATAAAAACCATGATAACTTCTTCGCTCAAATGTCTCTCTACGACTTCATGCTCTTCGATGAAATCTCAACAGACGATAAGATTAAAGAGTTGAACACTTATATTGGTATAACTCCTAAAGTTACGTTACCTAATTATTATTGGGATAACTATGGTAAAAAGAATATTGATGCAAATAGAGGCTATATTGATGAACAAGTGTCATTGCAAAAGACTGGTACTAGTGTTAATCCTCTTGAAAACTTCAATATTAGTTACGAAGGTATGTCGGGTTATAATGGTTATCCAGTAGTGTTCGGTGCTAACAAGACTTGGGAAACTTATAATGCAGTAGATTATATTTATGATATTAATAGTACTATTGTTCATATAACTAATGTTAAACATGCGGCTAAAGGTTTATTATATAGTTATGTTAAGAGAGCCGGAGCGTTAGCTAATATAAAAGAGATACCTGCTTTTAGAGTTACTGTTAAAGGTCTTGAAGAAAATAGTAAACTTGTTTACAAATATTTAGCTACGGAAAATGCAACAAAAGAATCAATAGTATATTTAGGCAATGGTACTCATAAATTACCTAAATCGTTTGTTCCAACAGACGCATTATTAGATTTAACTACTAATTCTTGGATAGGATTTGCAATAACTCTTATGATAGAAGGTGAACTAGTTTTTGATTGTGATATTACTATCGAAATTCTTCCTGAATACGAGAACGGTCTAGTTTATGACGGAGTATCTGACTTTACTGATAATAAGAATATTCCTATATTTACAGATTTTACTGCTATTATAAAAAGAGTTGATTTAGATGCTAAGAATGATAATTCTACTTTAATGTTTAAAGGAAATAAAATCTATGAAAGTAGTATTGGAAATGGTTTTATTTTAGATCATTGTTATAATAGTAAGAATTATGTTTATAGTTACGGTAAATTAAATAAGATAGAACGAGATGATTCTAAGATTATTTATTTAACTCCTGAAAGTTATAATGGTAATCCTATTATAAAAGGTGAAAATGAAGATAATCTAGGATTAGTACTTGGTAAATATTGGAAAGGAATAATCTATAAAACAATTCTATATTCCAAAACTATCTCGTTACTAGAAATTAACTTCCTAAAAAACTTAATGGAGAAAGATGAGATAATTGATATTAATCATCCTATATTTATTTCTAATACAGAAAATGAAAGTAACACCTCACAAGATACTTAAATTAGTTTATATACTAATTGGTATATTTCTAGTATTAACATATGCACTAAGTTTAATATTTAAAGATTTAAAGTTATGATTGATTACATTGTATTTCCTATTGCTGATATAGGTAAAGAAGAATCAGCTAAAATCGAAGAACTTAATTTAGTTCTACGTAAAAACAGAGATAATGATAAAGCACTTATGAAGTGTCAACATTTCCGAGAAGTGGTTCGGTAAAGGAAACTTTGACGATATGATATTCGAGAGTGCTATCGACTTTTGGTTTGATGACGTTGATTTTGGAGAAGATAAACTCTGGAAGTATTTCAACGAGTTGAAGTAATACAAGTTCTGTTATATTCCTAAAGAGAGATTACTAAATAATAGTAGTCTCTCTTTTCTTTTTAAAATAAAGTTTTATATTTGTTGTGTAATATACAACTTAATGCTTATGGGAATCTTAATGAAAGTGTTATTTGTTGCTGTAATAGCTATTACTATTATAGCGTTTGTATGGAAAGAAGCTACTAGTGTTCTTCCTGCAAAAGTTGTTACCTACATAAGAGTAGGAGGTGTGTTGTTAACTATTATTCTTGGTACTTTGTTATTCTTGCTGTAATATGGACTTCGGGAATATACTTAGTGAGATTCTACGTACTACGGCTACTAGTTTTGATTTTGCGTTTGTAATCTGTGTAAATGTGCTAGCGTATCTAGTAATTAAATTAGTTGACAAACTTAATGGAAACAAAGTAGTAAGTACTTGGAATAAAAGAGTAATAACTCTAGTATGTGCTTTAATAATGGGAGTAATGTACTTCTCATTAAAGCTAGGAGATGTTAAGGTAGTACTTAATTCTATTATTCTTAGCTTCGTATTTTGGAGCTGGATTATGAAGCCAATATTGGCGTTCTTCAATATAGACTATCGAAAGTTTATAGAACTTGAAGATAATGAACCTAATCAATATCCAAAGTAAGTACTATTAGTAAGATTAACAAGTGAGAGTCGACTAGAGATAGTCGGCTCTTTCAGTATACACGCTCCTTTATGGGGAATAAAAAGTATGTCCCACCTTCCTACGCTTTCATAGAAGCTCACCATAGGACTTTAGTACCTTTCCTTAACTTACTATTATCCGACAGTATTGCGTGCCACCACGGGTCTTAAAATGTGTCACTTGTATAAAAATGTTTACAACGCGAATATCTGTAAGCTAGCTAGCAAGCTAGATAGAAGTGCTGAATTAAAATTATTAGTAAAAGTCTTGTCGATACCAATATAATAACTATATTTGTTATAATACTAATTCAAAATAATAGTGATATGAGTTCGTTAAATCAAATTGTATCTGAAATAGCTCATGCTATTCATCAGCCGAATAACTTTACTGCGAGACGTACTATTCGTAGTGCAGTTATTCATACGTTCAATGAACAGATACGTCAGACTTATCAACGTCACGCTAATGTCGATAAGATATTAATGCAAAGATACAGGATAAGTCTAATTAATGTTCCTGACGGAGATATATTCCAAACTCTTGTTAGTACTAAGTATAAAGTTAAGAGAAGTAAGAATAGAGTTCCTAGACCAGTTCGTCTTGATAACAATTTACCATTTGTTAGTGTTCGTACTGTTGGATATGATAATATGGCTATTCCATTTATTAAGGAAGCAAATGCTCAATTTTATAAAGCTCTTCCAGGAATGTGTACCAGTTTAAGTTATGATTATATCAATGGTTATTTATATGTTAATAGTAATGGTAATCCACTTATTGAACCATTAGGTCATATTATCATTGAATCTCCGTTTGAGATACCTACTGAAATTCCAATTGAAACTAATGAAAAAATGGAATCAAGTATTGATAATGATGATGAATTTATTATTCCTGAAGATATGGTAGAACGTATTAAAGATGTAATCTATAAACGTAATCTACTTAATGTTGAGAGAGTAACTAATGAAGTTCCAGTTAAAGATGATATAAACCAACAACAGATAGAAGTATGAAAGTAAATGCAATAGATAGATATGACATACGTAATATGTATACACATTTTATAGAGACAAGTGAAGAGGAGTACGACCTTGTGTCTCACAATATAGTCAGATATAAATCTTTGCTTTATCGAATTAAATACTCTATTGAACAAAATAGAAATGCTGTTGAAGCCATATTTGATGTATGTGTATATAACTACTGGGAATGGAATACAGATGAGTTAGATACTAATCAAAAAATGGAGAAAGCCATAGATGAGAAGTATGTTAAGTTTACGGATGTAAAACAATTAAGATATGGCAATCTTTACCGTAATCTAAAGCAATACTTTAGAGTGCTTCGTAAGATAAAAGATTGTGAGATAAGACAAGATGTATTAAAGAAGCGTAAGTTAATTACAAGAGAACAATACAAAAAGTATTGTTACCTGTTCTTTGGAGAAATAGGAAGGCAAGTATTGAGAGGAAAGATTTATAAGTTTGAGAAGAAAATAGGTTGCCTTATTATAGAAAGAGTAAAAAGAACTGAATCACATATTACTGCTGACGGTAAAGTTATTAAGCATAGAAAACGTATTAACTTTGTAGAAACTAGAAGAAATAAAGAAGAACTTATTATTAAAGGACTTACGCCTTATAATAAAAAGAAACATCTTGAAGCTATTGCAAAAGGAGAGGAATATGACGGTGTTAAATATATATCTTATAATAATTCGGATTGGTCTTGTAGAGTTATTATGATTGACGGTGCAGTTAAGAATAGGACAGTATTTAGGTTTTGTGGTATAAATAATCACATGAATGTTACAAATGCTGAACTACTTGCAAAATGTCATAGTGTAGAAGATATAATAAATCTTGATACTGATATTAACAATCGTGTCTCTCTTATTTCTAAGTTTGACCCAAGTTATACTCAAAAATATATTAGAAACAATGAACAAAAACCTATCTTCAATAGAAACTATTATCGCAAGACTTGATAATGATTTCAATATTATGAGTAGCGATTATATACCTAGAGTTGGTGCTTGGTGTATAGATGCTATGAATGAAATGGGTATTCTTCAATATGAAGAAAAGGAAACTACTATTGAAGTTGTTGATAGAGTTGCTTATTTCCCATGTTGTATGAACGCATTTAAAGTGTATGCAGACGGGTGTGAGGTTTCCCCCATAAAGAAAGGAAACTGTGGTTGCTCTTCAGGTACTACTGAATACTTCACTCAAGACCGAGAGAAATCTAGGGAACGAGAAAGTAAGCGTACTGTTGAAGTAGACCCTGAAAGCTATGAAGGACGTAATTACGTTTATCTTCGTGACGCTAATGCTATTCAATTAAACTTTGATACAGATGTTGTTAAAGTATCCTATCTTACAGTTAAGACTGTATATAGTGATACTTTTCATTGTAATATTCCTGTTATACCTGATAACGGAAAACTTATCGAAGCTCTTGAATGGTTTTGTATGTGGAAGTTACTAAGTAGAGGACTTAAACATCAAGTATATTCTTTACAAGGTGCTATGCCAGTTAATCCATATTTATTATGGAGAGATTCTCGTGACAGAGCAAGAGCTTCTGTTATTAATGAAAATCAAGATGCTAATGCCTATAAAGGTTGGGCGTCGTTCTTTTATAATGCAACATTTAGACCTAGAGACTAATGGAGATAGTTAAGGAGTTAAACAAAGACGGAGGTTATGAATCCATTAAGAATGGTTCAATGACCCATGCTGTTAATGCTATGGTTTCTCGTGACGGTAATTCTATTCAGAACGAACAGTCAATCGAGACAATTATAACATTAAGTGAAAATGAAGAGATAGTCGGTGTTATCTCTTGCTCTGATGAAATAGTCATCTTTACTAATAATAGTAAGATTAGAAGATATAAAGAATCTACTAAGGCTATTACGGAAGTTGCTACTAATTGGAATTATCAAGGCGGTAAAGTTATAGGTACATATACCTATAATGTGAATAATGAATTAATTGTTGCTATTACTGAACTTAATTCTGATGAAGAAGTTCCATTAAAGATAATTAATCTTAATAAACCTAATTACCTAGAAGGTGGAAGCGATATTAAATATACATTAGTTCCTAATATCCCTAAGACTAATCTTAATAACTCCAAGTTAGTATCAGGTAGTGCTATCTATAAAGGAATATATAATTTCTTTATTAGATATAAAGAAGGAAGCGATTATACTGGTTGGTTTCCTATTGGAACTCCTGTATTAGTATGGGATAAAGGAAATCAAACTACTATCGAAGATAATAGTTTTGGCTATGACGACAGTAGCGGTAATCTCTCTGTTAACTATAAGATAGGAAACTTTACTTTTAAAGAAGATACTAATCTAAATACTGAAAAGGTAAACTTAAATATCGAACTAGAGTTACAAATAGATAATTCAGGTCTTAATTATACAGCTTATCAAATAGGTTATATAATTAATACTCAAAAGGGAGATACTAAAGTATATAATACTTCTGATATAGATATTAAAACTAGTAGAATCACGATAGACGATGTTTATAACGAAACATTTAGTCTAGATGATATTACTAGTTCTTTCTTTAATTTATATAATGTAAAAACCTTATGTAACTATAACAATAGATTGTATGTAGCTAACTATAAGGAAGAAAACATTAATAGTCTTGTAAGTTCTATTGATACTAGTAATATACAAGTTCGAGTTAAAGATTTTATCGGAAATAAATCTATAATGAGACGTAGTGTTACTAGAGCTGCAACTTCGTCAATAGTTAATAATCCTAGAACATTTGATATTAGCAAAGGATATGTAGTAACTATTAAAGGACGTGCTTATGGTGACGGTAGTGAATATAAAGAAGTTACTAGAAAGTTCTTTCTTACTCGTATTGGTAAGAATAGTTATGGTACTTATTGTTTAATGATTTCATCTCAAGACTTTATTAGAGCTTTCTATAAAGATAGTGGTTACGATAGTCATTCTACTCCATTCTACGTTTCTTATCAAAATACAGATAATCTATATGAAGCTGCTACTGCCGTAGTTGTTAAACCCGATGATAAAGATTGGTATATACTAGAATTTAGTAGATACGGAAGTACTTACTATGATGATATATATCCTGATAAATATTCTAGTATAGTAAATTTAGGATTTGTAAGTCATCCTTATGTAAGATATGGACGTACTAATGATTTGTTTACTAGTACTTCTTATAGTGCTCCTAATATTCAAAGAGAGTTTAATACTGACTTTAAAGTAGTATCAATTGAAGAATTTGACTTAAATATAGATACTAGAGAAATTATCGAACCTATGTGGTTTTACTTAGGAGATGTTACTATTGGGGAAGAAACATATAAATTAAAATACGACCGTTATAATCCTGTTGACTTTTATTATAAAATATACGATATGTCTACTGGAAGTCCTGTTGATAAAGGAATGAAATTTAGACGTTCTTTTCAAACAGCTTATGTGGACTATGGAGGAGTATTAGATATTATTAAAGCTAAGTTTCCTAATTCAACTATATATACTATTGATGAATATGAAACAATTAATCCTACGGGAGCAATAAATGATGTTAAGACACAAGCTGAAGGAGGATTAACCGAAGGAGATAAACTTAGAATTGCATATGATGTATCTAAGAATAAGTTTATGTTTGCTACTAAATATAGTAGATTAGACGATAGTTATTGGCATCGTAGAGAAGATGCTATTTTAATTATTAATAGTGAAGGCGAAACTAGTAGACATACAATAGATGAATTATTTCCTAATCTATCTGTTAATTTCAACAATGAAAATAAATTTACACAAGATTTAATTAACGAAATTGAAGGAATACATGAAACAGTATATAAATGGAAAGTAGATAGAGAACCAACAGATGACGATTTCAATATTGATGAAAGTTATACTGTTGACTTTAATGTTATAAGTAGTCTTAGTGCAGATTTAAGTTCTACTAAAACATTTACTGACTTAAAGGCTTATCCTGTTGGTTATATTAAAGAAACAGTAGAAGAAGGGAATCAAACTATTATAACTGCCGAGAAAGAGTTCATGATAGTTATTCCATTTATAAATTATCTAAGGACTGTTTCTACTTATGATTACACAGGTAATGAAGATTATACTATTTATGATAGAGTAAGTGTTGAAAGTACTAAAGCCTATGAAGGAGTATTAGGTAACTTATATATTTGTTTCCAAAAGAATAAGAAGTTTAATCTTGACGGAATTAGTAATTATGACGGTTTACTTCTTGATATTCCTACTTTTGGTAAAGACAATGTATTAGCAATAAGCGAAGGTGGTATTCGTTCTAGTGGTAGCGAGTTTCTTGAATTACATAATAATGATAAGTATAAAGAACTTCGTGTTAGTGGTCCTGAAGGAGGTTATATTAGTTATGCTTTCGGATTTGCTTCTCCTAAGATATTGGATAGTGAAACTAAACCTGAAGATACAAAATTTTATTCAGATTGTGCTAAGTATGCAATTAATCAATGTGTATATAACTTCTTTGTACATTATGTATATCCTAATGGTAATATTACTGACGGTATTAATATTCCTAATACTATGAGTTATTCAGAGACTATTAGTTTAGGTACAGCTAATGAAGGTAATACACCACTAACAATGGATATAAATGAAGACACTCTAATATCTGATATTAAGACTAAATTTGATGCTTATAAAAGTCAATATGGTAATATTAATACTAATAATGCACACGATGTAGTTAATATATTTGATAGCATTAGTAATGTAAGATTCTGTAATATATTTCCTAAATATAATTCTAATGGTATTGCTCTTTATAAAAACAATAATGGCAATCGTATGTTTAGAGGAACTAGAAATCCTAGTTACAGAGGAATTCATCAGATAGAATTCTTATTTGACAACATACCTATGAGAAAAGAGTTCGTAGGATATTTTATATCTTATGAAAAGACAGAACCTATATTAGTTAGTGAAGGTGTTCCTGTACGTAGAGATGATGATTTTAATACTGCATTTAATGAACAAGTTAATAATATTCGTTTCTATTATCCTGAATTTGATATTATAAAGAAGTCAGGTGCTGGTAATATATTTATTACCGATAGTCGTTATACTATGGGTAATGCCTATAAAGGTCCTATGTTTACTGACTATTATAGTAGTGATGCTAATTTCAATCAATCTAGTCCTTCAGAAGAATTTGGAGATATTAGAGCTATTAAAAGTTCTACTATTATAATGGCTGATAGCAAAGATGATAATAATGCAGGTAGAGAAGCTGTTGTTAATCTTGTTTTGAATAAGTCATTAAAGTTAGGATTCTATACTGCAAATGGTAGAGGTTATGTAAATAGCTTATTACTTAATATAAGTGATAACTTATATATGTCGGAGAATAAAGACCTTATTCCACTTGGCTATATTAAGTATGTTGGTTCAACAGGAGATACTTATAATTATGGTTATGAAGATTATATCTATAATTATAATTATTACTTTATGACAGCATGTGTTTATGCATTTAATCGTAATGGTGTATACTATGATACTACTGACCCAATACCTAAAAAAGCTACGGATAATACTAATCTTTATCCTAATTTCCCTAGAGTACATTGGGATAGTGAAAGAGTAGGTAATACTCCTATAAGTAGAATAATTCTTAATTATTATTCGCTATATCCATTATTTGCTAAAACTATTAAAACAGCTCCTGATGAAAGATACTATACTATTCATACTGATAATAATTCTTTCGTTCAGAATGTTCGTATGATTCATCTATTACCTACTACTATCAATGATACATTTGAAATAAGTAGTATGTATCTTGATTATGCAGGTAAGAAATTCATTAATTATAATGAATTATTATATAGTAACTTTGTTACAGAATACTGTCAAACTATTCGTAGAAGCGATGTTATTAGTGATGAATCAGTAGAGAATAAATGGCGAATATTTAGACCTAATGCTTATAAGATAATTAGCGAAAATAAAGGTGATATCATTAACGTTATTGGTATTGGCACTTATCTTATAGCTCATTGCGAACATTCAATGTTTATCTTTAATAGAGATAATACGCTTTATACTAAAGACAAAGATGTTCAAATGTTAATGCCTGATGCTTTTGATATTGATTATCAAGAGGTATTTACTAGTGAAAAAGGATATGGTGGTCTACAAGATTTTGAAGCATACGTATGTAATGAAGCTGGCTATATATTCTTAGACAGAAGTAAGAAGAGGTTATATAGATTTGATGAGAAGAATCTAAATGACTTAGGTGACGGAGTACAGTCTATATTAGATGAGTATTTAACTAGTAATACTCAAATACTAATGGGAATGGATAAGGAGAATAATCGGTTGATTTGCTCCTTTATGGGGGATGTTTCAGACTTTACCCTTAGTTACAATTTCGTCACTAATACTTGGATAAGTGTACATACTTATTTATGTAGAGGATTTTATAATACAAAAACTAATTTATATATTAGTTCCTTCAACAAGAAGAATATTATAGGTCAATTAGGATTTGTAAAGCCTTTGAGTTATCTTAAATATAAAGACTTTGAGATAGCCGCTAATAAGAATCCTTTCTATGTAGGAGACAATAATAATACTATGGTAGTCGATGTATTATTCAATCTTGAATACGATACTATTAAAGTACTTAACTACATAAGTTATGACTTATATAAAGCTAACGACATTAACTTTGCAGGTAATAAGATACTATTGTTTAGTAATACTTCGATAAGTAGACTTGAAGATATTACTGTTAATGAACGTAATACTTTCGATACAGCTAAACCTTATTATGAACATGGTAAATGGAATTATAATTATTTCCGTAGTGTTCTAAACGAAGTAGTTACTAATTATCCAATAGATAGACTTACTGGTAAATTGACTGTTGATGTTGATAAGAATTACGAACCATTTAAATCCAATCTTATTAATGGTAAATATCTAGGTGTGCGTTTTGTAATTAATGACGGAACAGCTAAGATAGAGATTAAGAAGATTGAATGTTATGTTAATAAATATAGAGAATAATGAAACGTATTAATGAACAAAGACCTAAAGCATTTATAGGTACTGCGATTTCTGTTGGTACTAGTATTGTTAGTGGTATCATAGGCAATCGTAAGAAGAAGAAAGCTGAACAAGCCGAAAGGTTAAGACAAGAGCGTCTTCAAAACCTACAAGACAATCAGGCTTTAGCCAGTGCTCAAAATGAGAACATGATGTCCGAAGAAGAGAGGTCACAGTTCTTAAGCCAATACTTATCTAAGGGCGGGAAAGTACGAACCTTCCCCCATAAAGGAACTGAATTACGTATTGTCGAGGGTGGTACTGCTATTCCTATTAAGAAAGATTCGTTTCTTCTTAAAGGACGTAAACACAATACTGGAGGTATTGTTATTGATGCAGGTAAGACAGGTGTTGAAGCTGAAGGCGGTGAAGTAGTGCAAGTTACTCCTAAGCAACTTAAAGTATTCAGTGCTCAACCTATACTTAATGGTAATAGTCCGGCTGAATTAGTTCAGAAAGGTGTTAAGCCTTCTAAAGTATTTAATGCTCAAGAGTCATTTAAAGATAGAAATGGTCTTAACGATGACGGTACTAAAAAGAAAAGAAATATGAGAACAATAACTGGTAAGAAAAAGCTAGGAGGATTATCTCGTAAGAAAGATTACGGTTCAGATAAGAAACCTTATCCTAGTGTTAAGTCTAAAGACTTTGCAGGCGGTGGTCGTAGTTATCCTATTCCTACTAAAGCTGATGCTCGTGATGCTCTTAGATTAGCTGGACTTCATGGTCGTTCTGATGTTAGAGCTAAGGTATATAAGAAATATCCTGAATTGAAGAAATCAGTTCTTGGTTCTAGAACAAGATTATTAAAGGATAACTATAATAACTTTGGTTTAGAAAAGGATTATAGTAGTAGTTTTGCTCCTAATGCTTTGACTAAAGCTAATATGAATTCTGTTAAGACTAATAGTGTAGTTCCAAGTAAACCTGTTGGAGCTTCTATTAGTTCTAGTACTAGTCCATTATCTAAATCTAGTAGATTTGGAAACTTTATGAGCGGTATAGGTGGAGAAGCTATTAGTGCTAGTATTGGAGCATTAGGTAATATTATAAGTGGTGTTACTAATAAGAACAGTATTAATAATATTCAAGCTCCTACTAGACCTAGAACTATAATTCCTGCAAGGATGAGAACTACTTATAATATAAATCCACAATTAGCTGAAAGTCGAGATTCTGAAAGAAATATGGCTAGAATTATTGATTCTAATACTTCTAGTTCGTCAGGAAAGATTGCTCGTATTCAATCTTTAGCTAATCGTGGAGTTCTCGAACGTAATAAACTAAGAGGTATGAAAGAGAATGTTGAGACAGACCTTCTCAATCGTTATGCTCTTAATCGTCAAAGAGTAGAAGCTGCAAACAATCAAGTATTAAACGCTTATGATAATGCAGTTACTCAAACAGAAAATGAAAAGATTCAAGCAAGAGCTAATAATCGTACTAATATAATTGAAGGTCTTACTAGTGCAGTTAGAGATTATCAATTAGGTATGGATAAGAGACGTTCAGAAGAAAATGCTACTGCCGCTATAATGTCTGCAAATCCTGAACAAATGGAATTATTCTTAAAATTGATGGATAAGAATAAAGGTAGATTGAGTAAAGTACGTAGTAGTCTATTCAGATGTGGTGGTAAGAAAAAGATTGCTTAACTATAAATAATATAACTATGCCGATAGATATTAGAACAGCTGGTTATCAAAAGAGGGAGCGGGTTGCCGCTCCTTTAGATGTTTACAATAGTACGTTAAATACTCTACAACAGAAACATGATACTGCTATTGAAACTAGTAATCAGATTAAAACGTTTCTTGCTAATAAGCAATTAAACGAAGCTGAAAATGAGTGGCTCGATAAATATTCGAGAGATGTTAATGCTCAAATAGAAGCAAGTGCTCAAGAAGGTAGTTATGCTACTGCATTGACTACTGCAAGAAGATTAGCCGGAGAAGTTGCTAGTAATCCAGGACTTATTGGTCGTGAGCGTTATCAACAAGAGTTTAAAAAATTCCAAGATGAAGTTACTAATAGTGATGCTTATGACGGAGATGTTAAGGCTTATACATTGGAACAGAACAAATATAATTATCAAGACCAAACAGATGAAACAGGCAAAATAATAGGCGGCAATCAATTCCAACCTAATTATCGTCCTGTTGAACAAATAGATTATAATACTTTATATCAGAAAGTATTGTCTACTGTTGGTGTTGATTCTAGTTCAGGCGAACAGTTAGTATGGGGTGATGCAGAAGGTAATCTTAAAGAAGGTCGAGGAAATATTGCTGCTGGTGATGTTCCTTATCTTAAAACTTCCAGTGGTATTCAACAGTTATCTAAGGAAAAGATACGTGCTGCATTTGAAGCTGCATTAAATGAAACTCCTGGTGCTCGTGCTTCTCTTGAACAAGACTATAAAGTTAATGTTTGGAAAGCTAATAAAGGTAATAAGAATAATCTTGTTACTAAGCCTGACGGAACTATTATGTCGCAGAGAGAATTTGAAGAGAATCTATTTGCTCCTAGATATGCTGCTTCTGCTTATCGTAGAACTGAAAGTAGAATTAGTCCTGAATTAGGATTTAATCTATTAGCTGCTTCACGTAAAGCTGCTGCTAAACCTAAGACAGGTAAAGAACCTGAATTATTGTCTTCTATGCAAACAATTGGTGGTAAAGAGAAAGTAGAGCCTGATACTCCTGCTAAGGTTGCGTCACAATTAAATACACTTAATGGTCAATTAGCCAATATGTTCGCTACTTATGGAATATCTAAATCTGCTCCATTAGATAAAGCGTATGCTCAATTAAGGTCAAGTATTGCTAATAATAGCAATCTGTCTGATACAGCTAAGAAGCAAGCATTGGATGAAGCATATAATTATTATAGTGGTATTAATAACGCTAATAATAGATTAGATGCTATGAAAGGACATCTTACACAAGATGAACAGTTTGCATCTGATTTCTTAGGTAAGAGACTTAGTAATGGAAATATGGCAGATACTAATAATCCTATGCAACGTGAATATGCTAATAGAATGAATAAGTTATTCACAGATTCGCAAGGTAATAGTTTCGATACAGTTCTTGTTAATCCTATTAACGAAGCTAGTAAGGCTGCTATTATATCTAAACTAAGAGTTGATATGGGTCTTACTAGACAAGATGTATCATTCTCTAAAATAGGGGATAAAGAATATATTCGTATTAGTAAAGATGCTTATACTCGTTTAGCTCCTGAAATAAGTGAAGTATTAAAAGTTAATCCTATTGGATTTACTAATGAAGGTGTAGAACCTAAATCATTTACTAGGGCTGATGAAGTCTATCATGGTAATAAATATTATGGTAGTAAAGTCACTGCATTTATGGCTGGCTTTAGAGCACTTGGTCGTGGAGAGATAACAACTGCCAGAAGTGATAAAAACTCAATAGCCTATGTATATGAGAAAGCTGCACAAATATCTAATGCTGCGACTGAAAGAGTATCTAAAACTCTTCCTCCTACTTATGTAGACTTAGCAGTATTTGACTTACCGCCTCATGTTGTTGCTTTAGGTCAGGGCTTTGAATCTGAACAACTAAAAGACTATAATGAACGGGTTATGAATATGGTTAGTATTGCTAATCCAGGAAGTATAGTTATTAAGAAACGTAATGAAGAAGGAGTTCTTGAAGTTGTTGAAGATAGTAGAGATAGAGATGCTATCATGCAAACTATTCAAGCACAAATTAAGAAGAAGAATATTAATAACGGTTGGTGTAGTTCTGCTTCTACTGGTGAATATGGTATATTCTTAAATATTCCTTATACTGTAAAGACAGGTAAGAATGTTGGTAAGAATCCTGATTCTGATATGGAAGATAGAATACAGAACGCAGTAGCCGGAGACTATATGATTACAGGTGCTGTACTTAATGATGAGATAGAGAGATTTAAATCTTTGCCTGCTGTTAAAGCATGGGACACTCTCAATTCTATTAAGTACAATAACGCTCTTAAAAGAGGTTATCGTTTATCAGATAGTGAATTTGGAGACGGTAGTTATTCAGCTGTTACTGATGGCAACCTGTATCAAATACTCGATGCTAGTGATTCTCCTGTAATTAAAATTACTGAAAGTGAGTTATTTGAACGTATGCTTCAAAACAATCAAGCTAATGCTGTTCTTGCTCCTGTTAAAGAAGATATAGATTTGATTAGTGCTAGAAATGGTTCTATTGCAAATTCCCCCATAGAAGAGCAACAAGTGATTGCTCGTCCGCTTATGCAGAAGGCTATGATAATGGCAGGTGCTACTGGTAATCTAAATGAATTAGATATAGATACTAAGAGACAAGTATTTCAATTCTTTAATCGAATGTACTCTAGTCTTACAGGTGAAACTCCTAGTCAAGTTATACTTAATCAAATGAACGACTTAATGAAGTAAGCGTATGCCAAACATGTTTGATAATATATCAGTAGAAAAAGCTCCACTAACTAGTGGGGCTAATTCTGTTAATATGGCTAATGATGCTCCTACTGTTACTAAATATAAACCTGATGTTGCTGCACAAGGTGATTTTATGTTTCGTAATCTTATAGGTAAAGAAGTATTTACTGGTACAGAGGAAGATTATCATTCATTAGCTAAGTATGGTGCTGAACCTAATAGGTATCAAAGTAGAGAAGAATTAGAAACTCTACATGCTAAGAATCAATCAGCTTGGAAACAGGCAGGTAATGCTTTAGGACAAATTATTGGTACTGTTATTGGTGATACTGTTGGAGGTATGGGTATGCTAATAGATATAGCCACTGCTGGAATACTAGATGATAAACCTTTTAGTAACTTTATTACAAGAGCTGGCGATACTATATCTGATTATGTTCGTGACGATTTATTTCCTATATATCGTGAGAACCCTAATAAAGCATTTGATATGAATGACTTTTCAGGTTGGTTCTTTAGTCAGGTTCCTAGTATTGCTAGTTCTCTATCTTTAATGATTCCTGGCATTCTTTTAACTAAAGGAGTTGGAGCTGTTGGTAAAGGAGTTGCAGCATTAGGACGTAGTAGTTCTAAAGTAAGTCGTGCAATGAATTGGGCAAAGAAGGCTACTAAATTAGATAATGTATATCGTGCTAATAGATTAAAGATATTAGCTAATGACGGTATTACAGCTATTGGTATGCGTTTAGGTGAAAACTATCAAGAAGCTCGTGCTGTTGCAGAACAAATAGAAGGCGAAGCATTGTCTCTGTTTACTGGAATGTCTGATGAAGAGTTTCAGAATTGGTTAGATAACAATCCTGATATTGCAAGTGAAGCTAAAGAAAGAACTAAAGAAGAAGCTGCTCTTATAGTTGCAGATAAAGCAGCTATGCGTGACTTTGGATATAATGCAGGTAATGTATTCTTTGACTATATGCAATTACGTGCAGTTAATAAAGCGTTAGGACAAATTAATCGTGCTATTACTCCACGTATTCGCTATTCGCAGAATCAAGCTCTCGATAGAATAGCTTCTACTGGTATGGAATCTGCTAGCCAAACATTAGGTCAAGCAGCAAAAGGAACTATTAAAGATTTTGCAGGTAAAATAAATCGCTTTATTAATTCTAGTGAGAATCTACTATTATTTGAATTAACCGAAGGTATTGAAGAAGCTATTAACTTTATAGGTCAAGAAGAAGGTACTTTATATGGTCGTTACCTATTAGGTCAAGCTGGACAATATAATGGTGCTGTTTCTATGGATAGAATAGAGAAGTACTTGCAGAATCCTCAATTATACAATGCTGCACTTTGGGGAGTTATTGGTGGTATTACTTTTGGTAGTACTATGTCAGCCATTAATAATCGTAAAGGCGGTAATGTAGAAGAGAAACAACGTATTGCTGAAATAAATGGTCGTGAACAGGTATTCAATGAGTATGCTCGTCAGATGCAGATTATTGATAATGGTGAGAATCCATATCAAATAGAACGTGATGCTAATGGTAATCCTATTACTTATTTAGATGACGGTACTGTTAGTCAAGACCCAACAGTTGGTACTACTCGTTATACTAAGGTTAGCCCTGAAGAACAAGAAGATTTGCGGGCAGCGGCTAAAGAGAAGTTTACTACTACTCTTACTTTAAATGCTATTCGTTCAGGTAATTATGAACTACTTGAAGATTATATTGAAGACCCTAGACTAAAGAAGAAACTAGTTGATTCAGGTCTTGTAGATGATACTGAATACGATAGAGATACGCAAGAATTAAAGAAAACTATGCGTACTGTTCTTGATAGATACGTTAATTATTCTACTGCATTACGAAGTTCTAATATTGATGATGCTTTACTAGATGTTGCTATATCAGAGAATATAGTTAATGCACAAGAAGCGGACTTATTAAATAAACGAGTAGAAAGACTTAATACTATTCAATCTCAATTAGAGAATAGCATACCGGCTATTAATGAAGTTCTTGACCCAATGGCTAAGAATCGTATGCAGTTAGGTATATTAGAACAGTATCGTAGAGAAGTAATGTCTACTTATAATAGTCTAAAGAATAGTAACAATCCTTTAGATAGAGCGCAAGCTAGTCAATATCTTGATTTATCACGAGTAATCGAATCTAAGGTTACAGACTTACGAAGAGGTTTAAGTCCTATGGAAAGTTTGTTCCTAGATAATGTTCGTAGTGTAGAGAATATTGCATTAGGAATAGAAGGTAGCGAAGAACAGAATAACTTAATCAAGAAACAAATAGAAGAACTTGATGAAAATGATGTGGCTCTGTTTAAACAGGCAGGTAAAGACTTTAGTCTTGGTACTCTTGCTAAACAAGTTCGTAATATTAATTCAGAGTATATGGATAATATGGGACAGATACTTCTTGATGAAATTCGTAGAGATAATTATCGTTCTCGTATTATTACTACTAATGAACAAGCTAAGGAATTTGAAGATACTCGTAAGAAAGAATTAGAAGATGCAGCTAAGAATCTAGTTAAATCAGCAAAGAAGAATCTTAATGACTTTGTTAATATGGCTAATGAAGAAGAGCTTGGTAATCTTGAGAAAGCACTAGATAATGCGTTTACTGATGAAGAAAGTCAGAATACTAGAAATAAAAGTTTATCTAATGCTGTTAGTATTTTAACTAGTTCAGAGAATGGTAAGAATGAAATAAGTAATCTAAGAGAAGCTATTACTAAGAGAAGAAATAAGTTAGCTATACAGAATGAAGTACAGCAAAGACAGCCGGAGAATCAGCAAGAAACTTCCTCTATGGGGGAAGGGAGGAGCGAAGCGACGACTCAAGAAGAACTAGAAGTTAAGCCTAAGCCTAGACCTAAACCAAAGACTGCAAAAGAGAAGAAATTAAAGGAAACGTTAGACAAAGTAGTATCTCAATCTAATTCAGGTATTGTAAATAAGTCTAATATAGGTAATCTTGAATTTACGATAGTAAATCCTTTTGCAAGTCTTAGTGACGTATCTCGAAAACCAGTTAAAGTTAATGATATTGATATTCGTATTAGTAGGTTCGGAAATGTAAGTATTGACGGATTAGATGCTAAAGGCAATATAATTGCTGATGTCACTATTGAAGAACTTAATGCAGCTATTGCTATTGGAGATATTACTGTTGTAGATACTTCCAAGAAAGAAGATACTGGAACTGATAATACAGTTCTTGAATCATCCATATCTGATAATGATTTGGAAGGTCAGCGTCAACGTATAGAAGAAATCAATCTTATCATAGACTTGTATAATCAGATACAAGGTAATGAAGTAGAAGGTAAGACTTTTACTAGTCTTAATGATATGATGATATATCTACAACAACTTAATCCTAGAGCTATTAATCTATATAACGATATTAAAGTTCTAGCTAATCGTCAAATAGTAAACGGTAAGATAGTTAATGTTGATACAGAAGTTAAGACGCCTTCTGATATTATACAGTCTGCAAGTAAGACATTAGAAAATGCTATTGCAGAAGATAAACAACGAGCTAAAGATAATGGTTATTTCTTTAATTTAGTTAATCTAAGCGATAGTAAAGTTTATTCTCGTATTGGACAACTTAAATCTAATGATACAGTTAGTGTAGAATTAGATGAGAATAATAATCTTATAGTTAAGTCTCGCGGAATTAAAATAGGAGAGTTTCCTAAGATTGGTTATAATAACGGTAATGTTGAAGTTATGAATCAAGGTTGGAGATATACTGTTAAAGATGGCAGTATAGATTTCATAACTCAACTTCAATCTATTATTAGTAATGAAGATGAAAGTGCTAAAGAATTTGTACAACTGCTTAATAATATACGTCGTTTGTATCGTGTTCGTAATAACCCTGAAGTTGAAGGAACATTCGGACATCAGCTTAATGCTTTACAAGAGAATGAGAACTGGAAGAATCTAACTAGTTTATTCGGTGATACTCAAACTAATCTATTAGATAGGATTAGACATCTTAATAGTATTATATTCTTTAATAATGCTCTTAATGTTAATCAGTCTGATTTTAGTACCATTGTTAACGATTCGTTAACTAATTGGATGAATAAACTCAAGAAGTCTTATACGGACATTAATAACTTAAAGTCCTCTATTAGTAAAACTAAGTCTAAAAAGAAACGTCTAGTTGTTGGACGTACAAGTTCAGGTAGTGTTATTTATGCTAAAGATAAACAAGGTAATCCTATATATCGTAAGTTTGGAGATGTTACTACTAGTGAAGCAACTGACGGTTATCGTTTAGTAGTAGGAGTTGACGGCGGAGTAGCTGATATTAAAACCAATACTATTATTGCGGCTAGTCGTATTCCTAGAAATGTAGTAGGTATGACTATTAAAGATTCAGAAGGAAGACTTATTGCAGTTCCTAGTCGTGAGAATACTATGAGTAATAGTGAAACTGGTGCTACTGAATATACTAAGAGGTTTAACGAAGGATTAGATAAACTACTTCATTCTTTATTAGATGCTACTCTACAAGGCAATGAAAATCTTCATACTCAACTATTAGAAGAAGTATCTAAATATATAGGTAAACAGAAAGTACTGTACGGTTATGAAGTAAGAGGTCATGCTTTAATACCTATTAATAGAGTTGCGCCAACTATTTATTTTAATCTTAAAGATAGAAATGTAGCTTTCTCTATTCCTGGTGAACTTAAACCTAGAAGACTTATGGCTCGTATGCCTAATGGTTTTGTTCCTACTAATAATCATGGTAATTTTAGTAAAATGTTGCAAGAAGTATATGCTTTACTTACTCGTAATGTTGTTAATTCAGCTATTCGTGGTGAATCTAATCTATTTAGAGTTGTAGACGGCAAGTTACAAGCTAAGATACCTAATATACTTCAAGACGAATGGTTTGATACTGGTTATAGTAGTTATGAAGAATTTGTAGCTAAGGACGGAGTATTGGTTACTGATTTAGGAAATGTTACTGATAGTAAAGGTAATATCATTAGTAACTTTAATTATACTGGCGATGTTTATAATAGGACTATTACTCTTATGAATCCTAGTCGTAGTACTGGTCGTACTAACGCGGCTGACGCCGCTGTTTCCCCCATAAAGGAGCAACAAACTGTGTCTCCCGTAGTTGTACCTGACCCACTTGCTAGTAAAGACAGTACTCCTAAAATAGGTACTCTTATGGAAGTTGCGCAAGCTAACACTGATAATCCTAATCTACTATCTGTTATATCTGCATTAGAAAGTGCTGGTATTAAACTTAATCCTGATATTGAAATAGTAGGTGATGAAGGTAGATTTGCAGGAATAGTCGCTGGTGGTAATACTATTACTCTTAGTAATCGTTTTAATAGTCTTGCTCCTGAACGTAGAGTTCTTACTCTTATACATGAAGGTGTACATTATCTACTTAATGATGAACGTGCTAATATAGAACAATCATTCGGAGACTTATACGATAAGTTTGCTAACTTTATTAATCAGGATTCTGCTCTAATAGAAGAGTATGGAAGATTCTTAAATAGTGATAAACCTAGAGCTGTTGCTATTGAAGAGTTTGTAGTTGAAGCTATTACTAATCGTACATTCGCTAGATTACTTGCTAGAATTAAGTATGATTCTAATCCTACTACTGAATCAAATAACCTATTTACTAAAATAATAGATGCTTTAGTAGAATTAATAGGTAAAATAGGACAAATAGATAATACATTACTTGGAGAAGTTCGTAATCGTTTATCTACTATTGGATTAGAAACTAGTGATATAGCTAGTACTTCTACTGTTACTCATGACGATACTTTTGATAGAGCAGAGGAAGATGTTAGTGTTCCTACTGATGATGTATTTGATATTCCTGATATAGACTTAGATTTAGATAGTAGTATAAGTGATAACTACCGTCAAGTCGATAATTTCGATAGTCTGATTGAGGGATTGAATAATCGACAAAAGGCTATTGTGACGCATTTGTTTGACACTGGTGAGCTTAGTTTTGTATGTAGTTAAGTAAGATAAGCATAGAGACGAAAGTCCGGCAGAGAGCCTTAGAATGAGCCATTTTAAGCGCATCTGCCGGACTTTTATATTTTCCTTATCTTACTATCACGACAGTATATAAAATGCGAAATTCGGCAGGAATTTGCGGTCTACGGGCATCTGTCTGCCTTCGTAACGTGCGGTTTTCGTCCGTCTAATGAATCTATTTGATAGTATTGATAATAATGCTATCTTTGGTAATGTTAGTAATAACTTAATTAATAATATAAAGTATATGAGTTGTATTCCTAGTAACCCTAAATTAGATAAGCTATTACCGCTTACTAATAATGATGTTAGAAAGTCTACTGAATACCTTGCTACTATCGAAGACAATAGTTTTCGTGATTGGTATAAAGAAAAGACTGGTAGAGATTTCAATGATGAGAATATTGATACTAATACTGTTAATGCTATAATAGCATATAATAACAGAGAGACTATCAATACTAAAGATTATGTTCAGAACGTTCGTACTTCACGGACTGGTGTATTTGGTAATGACATAGCGAAAGAAGACCACGCTATTAATATTCTTGCTACTATTTATTTAAAGAGTCAAGGAAGTATTCGTAAAGCTCTTGCTAATAAAAAACGTAAGGGTGAAAACGAAGTAATAAAGGATAAAGCCGGTAATGAGTTAAGTCCTCAAGCCGCTATAAAGCTGACTATGATTACTTATCTTAATAGACATCTGAAAGAGAATGATAAAAAACTTACTCAGGAACAAAAGGCTTATGTAGGTACTATTATTCGTAATCTTTACGATGGTGGTAATTATAATCGTAATGAGTTATTTGATATAGTAATTAACTCACCGGAAGTAGTTAGTCTTAGCAAAGAGTTTGGCATAGATACTAATGAAGACTATGAAGCTGGCGATGATGTTAAAGAAGATAGTGAACAGAACTCTCGTCAAGATGACCAAGAAACTATTGCTGCTCTTCGTGCCGATTGGCTTGGATTAGCCGACCAACGAAAAGATATAGATAAGAATGTTAGTAAAGAAGTAAAAGAATGGTTTGCTCGTTTACCTAAAACAAATAGTAATAGTTTTATAAATGAACAGCCTGATACTTCTAATAATACTTATTCAGGCATGGCTGAAAGTGCTGGCTTTGATAGTTCTTTTAAAGCTATTAATAACTATGGTAACTTCTCTAGTGTTGAAGCTATGGTAGAAAGTTTCCATACTATTGCTGCAAGATTTAAAGAAGTATCTCATTTAGAATATGCTGCACGTTTACTAGAAGACGAAGCTAATGTTCAGATGAGAAATAAGATATTTACTCAACTAAAACAATCTATTTGGGAACGTAATGAAGTAGTTTATAGTCAAGACGGTTCTAATGTGGTTACTAAGAATCGTAATACTTTTCCTAAACTTAATCTACAAAACAAAATACTTAATAGTTTCGATTCACTTATTCACAATCCTTCTATTATGGCTAATGATATTGCCGTATTAGACGAACTTAAAAACAGATTATCTACACTAAAAAATTCTAACACAAATGAAATCCAAGAAATTACGGAGCAAATTGCTGCAATTTTTAATAAGTATAACTTCGGCATCAATAGACAGGGTGTTGTTAACTACGTTCGTAACTTCGGTGATAACCAACTTTCTAATATCTCTTCTATTGTCGATGATTTGTTAGAGTTTAATAAAGTAGTAGGTAAGGCGACTAATCTATTAAAAATAGATAATGAAGCACAACGTATCTATTATGCAGGTGAATATGCTAAAACTAAAGAGAATGAAGAATATGTAGTAGTTCCTTTTGATAAATCTCAACTACAATACAAAGGTGGTTATGCTAATAATATAGCCAATCGTATATCTAATAGATTTAAAGATTATCAGATAGTAGATTCTGAATTTAATAGTATTAATGCAGAGAACAATCTAGTTAGTGATATTCTAAAGAACAACTATATAAGTAAGTTCTTTGAAAGAATTAACGATAATCGTTATAATGATAATCCTGTTAGTAATACCGAACTACGTGATTACTTAGTTAAATTTACTAATATTCCTCAATACAGATATAGTAATATTCTTATTGAGAAAACTTTGTCTAATGGAAAAATAGTCCCAGGTTTACTTCGTCTTACAGATACTGGTTATGAACTAACTGAATATTATCGTGAATTTGGTGCACAATTATACAACGGAGTTAGTAACGAAGTAACAGGAAAGGCTAAATCTTATAAAGATATCAATGCTCTTGAATGGGATATTATTACTCTGAATGAATACGCTAATAATGGTGACAATTATGAGATGACTAAAGGAGTTAAGAAATCTAAGTTCTTTACTCAAACACCTTCTGATGCACCTAAGACTTTCGTATTTAATAGTTATAAGTTAGATTATACTGGACTATTTAATGCTAACGGCTCTATTAATCGTGGACATCCTATATATGTAGCTTATGCTAATATTTATGCTAAAGAACTTGCAGAAATGGCGCAAGCTATTAACTTCTTATTTGAGACAACTGTTGAGAATGGAGTAGTAACTATCGTATCTGATGAAAATGGTAAACCTAAGATAAAAGAAGAGTTTAAAGATTTACGTAAATCTGAAGCTAGACTTAACTATCATTATCGTAAAGGTATTCTTGATTCAAATGGTGTTCCTACTGGTAATGTATTTAAGTTTAGAAGTCTACTTATTGATAAAGTTAAGAACCTTAATAAGTATAATAGTGAGACAGCTAAAACGGTAGATATGAATTGGCTGTTTGAAGGAGGTGACGTATTCTCACTTCTTTATGGGGGAAAGAATAGTGAAATATCATTGATACAAGACGAGAATGGAGAATACAATATTAGGCTTACTGGTGAACTTCGTAATTCAGTTTATAATTATATAGATAATTATATTAATTATAGAATACAAGAAGCTGTTGCTAAATACAGTTCTAATAAAGAGTTTGTAGATAGATATAAGAACGCTAGTCAAGAATCATTTAATGCTTTTATTGCAGAAATGGTACTTAACTATGAGATTCAATATAACAATCTTAATGATATGTTCTTTGGAGATGAAGCATATTATAAAGATTCTCGTGATACAATTAAACGTAATAAAGAATATCAAGCCGGAGGATTAGCTTATGCAGGTTATGACTTATACAATGTACAGAAGCATTTGGGAGATATAGTAATTTCTCCTAATAAGACTATTAGTGTAGATAGTAGTTTTAAATATATTACTCTTGAAGATGTTCAAAGCAAAGGTGGAGTTATTGAAGATTTAAAGAAACAATTAAAGATAGCTAAAGTATCTAAAGAGACAGAAGCATTTGTACTTAAACAGTTTGCTAAAGATAAATCAGAAGTAACTGATGCTCAATCGCTCATAACCTTAGACGAATTTGTTCGTAGAATGTATCTACGTGGCGAATATGATAATTATAAAGACTTAATTGAAGCTCTTTATGATGAAAGTAAACCTATTGATAATGTTAAGTTAGGAGAATTATCTAAGAAAATACAAGTTCAAAAGAACTTCTATTATGACTTAGAAATAGATAATGATGCTAAATTAGCTAATCCTATTCAGATTAAAAATGCTGAATTTGTACTTATACCTAGATTTTTAGGTAATAGTGAACTTGGCTTACTTGCTAAATATATGACCGATAATAATATTGGTCAGGTTAACTTTACTACTACTGAAAAAGCTACTACTAATAGAGTATTAGAGTTTTGGGATGCTCATGGAAAATTCCCCTCTAAAGAAAGGTTGAAACAGTTTAACTTGGATATTCAAACTAAGTATAAAACTGGTTGGTATTCTAATCTATATACACAGCAAGATATTCCACAACACATGGACGGTGAGAATAAAGCTGGATTGCAGATAGTTAAGAAACTAATTGATAATATAGGTAATACTCCTGAAGGACAATCTCTTATTAAAGACTTCTTTGATAACTTTACAGCTAATATTCAAGATAGTTTCAAAGATGCTGCTTCTCGTATTGGAGTTAGTATTGATGCTAAAGGAAACGTAGTATATGAAGATGGTAAAGCTAAGATTGATAATAATCAATTTATAGCATTAATCAAAGATGAGCTAACTCGTAGAGGATTAGATAGTAATTATCGTAAATATGCTGAAATTAATCCTGAAACTGGTATGCCTTATATGCCAGCATGGACTAATCTAGTTCGTAGTAAGATAGAGAATATTGTAAATAGTATATTTACTAATCGTATTACTCGACAAGTACTTCCGGGATTTCATGCTAGTCAAGTATCAGATGTTGGTATGACAGCTTTATCTAGTCGTACAGATTTAAGAGATTTGATGCAATCAAAAGTAGAAGAAAAGCATGGGTATAGTCTAGGACGTAAACTTACTTATCATAAAGACGGAAGTCAAATAGTAGAAATACTATTACCTAAATGGATGGTTAAGGCTTATAATACTTATGACAATGAAGGCAATCTTATACACGAAGTAACTATTGAAGATTTGCAAGCTGCTGGATTAGATACTATGATTGGTTATCGTATTCCAACAGAAGGTAAACAATCTATTGCTGTTATGAAAGTAGTAGGTTTGTTAGACGAATCTCAAGGTTCTACTATTGTTGTTCCTGATGAATGGGTATTACAAACTGGTGCTGACTTCGATATTGATAGTATCTACGGTATTTATCATACTGCTTATTTTGATAAAAATGGTAAACCTCATAAAGTCAAATATATAGAAGGAGAAGACGAAGTATCTACTTATCGTAGATATATTGGTTATATAAATTCTTTAATAGATAAAGAAACTCGTAAAGCTACTAGTTCTGAATTTACTAAAGAAGAATTTAAAGAAGCTCGTAAAGCTGCAAGAGAAACTGTTCTTAAAGCTAATGAAGAATATGATAAATTCTTAACTGACCAAGTTAGAGATTTAATAGCTGAAACAGACAAAACATGGATATTACTTCCAAGAGAAGTAAAAGATAATCTTACTGTTACTTTTAAATCAAAAGAATTAAAGTTTGGCGAAAGAGTAGATGCTATTGTTAGTAAAATGAGCTTCTATGAGAATGAATATAAAGATAATAATAGTGTTGCTAAGTTTGCACAACAGTATCGTAATATTCAATCTATTATTAATGAGCAAAGAGAATTTTATCAAAATATAAAAGATAATGCTGAACAATTAGCTATTGATTATGCTGATGAAACTCGTAGAGCTAGATTAGAACAAACTATTCAAGCAAGAGCTGAAATAGTAGGAGCTATGTCTTTAGAAGAATTTAGTCAACTAACAGTAGCTCAACAGAATACTCGTGATGCTCGTAACAATAAGATAGTAGATACATTTATTAATATAATGAATCTACCAGTATCTATTGGTGAGAACTTATCGTCTAGTAACTTTGAAGATATTAAAGCTGCAAAGAGCAATATCTTTGAAGGTTTATCAGAGACTTATCGTAATATTAATTCAGTAATTGCTCAAAATTGGTATCGTGATGCTAATATGTCCGGTGCACGTCTTAAAGCTATTTCTGTTAATCGTGACAACTTTGCCTCTATTGGTAATAAAGCTAAGACTATTATTGACGGTGCTCATGGTGGTTTTAGGTTTGTATATACATATAATACAGAGAAAGAAGCCAAAGACGCTCAAGCAAAATTAAGAAAACGTTTTAGAGACGTAACTAGAAGTGGAAAAGAAGTAATGGTAGACCATAATCAATTAGGTTGGAGTTACGATAATCTTAATATAGATAATCGTTTAATTACTCCTTACTCTTCTGAAACTACTGCACTTATTCTTGACGGTGTAAAAGAAGGTGGTGTACCTAATGTTGATTTATATACTTTCGATGTATATAAGTCTATTGTTGATTGTGGTGCAAACTATGAAACTTCTATCTTATTCGTTAATCAACCTGTAATAACCGAACTTATTACTAGACAAAATGCTAACGATAATGTATTCGGTGAAACTGGATTTAATCCTCTTATAGGATTGAGACGAGATATGTATATAAGATTAGCTAAATCTCTCGGTATTCCTGCAAACAGTATTACTAAAAGAACTCGTCTTAAAGATATTAAGTCAATGCTTGAAGCTAAAGGAATAAGTATTAACGAAGATGAACTTCTTGAAGAAGGAATACGAGTAACAGAATTAAGAGAACATCTTAAAGATAATGTAGAAAATATAGATTCTACTAATGCTGATAATCTTATATATCAAATTAAAGCATTAAGAGCATTTGAATATTTCAAAGAGATAGGTGACCAAATCAATGCCAATATGATGGTAATTACTAGTGATAAGTTTGGTGCTGGTAAATCCGCTAATGAAATTGATAATGTAATTAATCGTATTACTGATATTAAGAATAGTAATATTACTCGTGGTAAAAAGGGAGAACCTATTCTTAAAGCAGTTACAGAAGAAGGTAATAAATCTCTAATAGACGCTATTTATCCTAAGATTAATTTTAATACTATTAATGATATTAATCAAGATGATTCAGAATCAGCATATCCTTCTTTGTATTATCAGTTGAAGTATAGTTGTATAGCTACTGAAAAGATTATTCGTGATAGTGAGATATTTAAAACTCAAACTCCACAATTCCGTGAGTTAGTTAATAAGTTCGATATTCGTAATCTACAAACTATTCAACAGTTAGAGAGTTTCATAATTAATATGAGTCAAGCACAATCTAATTTTGTTAATACTAATAGATTTATAACTAGAAGCGATAATGAGTTTATTCCTAGTTATAATTTGAATCTTATTAGTAGTCAACAGAATGCTCGTGCTAGATTATATGGTTATACTGATATAGTAGGTAGCTTCAATATGTCTGATATGTCTGAAAAGAATATAGAAGCGTTTATGAAGTTGTCTCCTGCAAATAAAGTAGTATTGATTCAAAGATATACTTCGGATGATAATCTATTTAAAAATCTAAATGTGGAGTATAAAGGTCGTCGTAATAGTTATGATAGAATATCTATTATAGATAGTACTATATCTACTGAATCTCAATATCAGATGTTTCGTAATGCTTGGCATAGTAATAATCCTTTCGTTAAACTTACAGCTATGGACTTAATAAGATATTCTATGGTAGTAGAAGGTTATAAGTTTAAAGGCGGAACAGTTAGTAAGATTATTCCTGTTGAGCTTTTATATGGACAGGATACTGGTATTGATTCTGATAATGGAGTTTCAACAGCTACTAATATTATTAATGATTCAGACAAAGCTATTAATAGTATGATTCAATACGGTAGTGAAACAGGAACTTATGAAAGACTTAGTAATGATGATAAGGCAATAGAAAAATTACGTGACTTATTCTTTAGAACTAATCCTAATAATCCTGATGTACTTACATTTGAGAATAAGAAGTATAAGGAATCTAATAAAATAGTATTCAATAGACTTGGTGTAGGTGTGCTTAGTTTTAAAGAAGCACAAGAACGTAAAATGATTACTGGTAGTGAAAATAATCGTAAATATCGTTATTATGCTAAAACTAATGATAATAATAAAGTTCTACGTTTATATAAGCTAGTATATGATAATGATGTTGTATATATGCTTCCTACTAATCAATTAGAACAGAATGAAATTGGAGAAGTTAGTATTAATCCTGATAATAATAGAATGTTTCTTCCATTAGATATATTAGAAGAAGTTTCTATTAATCAGTATGACCCTGCATTTATTAGTTCTATTAATATAGCTATGAACTCTGATATTCGTAAGTTTGTAGTTCTTCCTAAAGCATTTGAAGCTGGTGCTAATTTATTAATAGAAGAAGCGTTTCCTAATAGTACTGTCTTGGCTTCCCCCATAAAGGAGCAACGTATTGATACTTCTCGTAGATACATTATTGCTTCTACTGATAATCAAGTTATACTCGATACTATCGAATCTCTTGAAGCAGCAGGTATTACTAATTATATTGTTGCTGCTCCTAATATGAATTATGGTAACATTCGTAAACTTATTAATGACCATAATAACGCTGATATTGCAGCTAAGAGATTACAATTAGCTATGACTAAATTAGAAGCTAATGAAGTTCAACTTAGAAAGAAGAAATCAGATAATTCTGAATCTCCTTATTATGCACAACTTAAAGCTAGCATTAATCAAACTATTGAAGATGTTAATGTTAATGGTATTTGTTTTGTTCCTGTTCTCCAAACTGTTGTAGATAATACAGGTTTTAGAGCTGGCGGATATTTTAGATACGAAAAAGAAGGTAATGTTTATATTGTTACTAACTTAGGTCGTGTAACTACTAAATCTGTTAGTCTTACTCCTGACTATATGTATAGTAAGAAAGTAACTATTAATAGTGTTAGTCAATTACAATTCCCTAGACGTAATGCCATTACTCAAGTAGTTAAAGAAAATGCTAGATTAGATAAATTTGCTAATAATAACATTATTCGTGTTCAGACAGAAGATAACTTTATTAATGAAGATATACTTGAATCTGCATTGATAGATAATGATAAAGAGATAAATGATTATATATCTCGTGTTATTGAAAGTGTTGAACGTAGTAATGCTAATGTAGAAGAAGCTGCATTAAACGATGCTTTCCGTTCATTTACAGCTATTGATTTACGTTCTAATACAGCTACTAAGTTAAATGATAACTTACGTGAACAAGCATTGAAGATTATCAATGGTTATACTAATAGACGTATTGATGATTTCTTATTTGATATACATAACTTCTTTACTACTTATGTTACTAATCCTGACGGAACTTATAAGTTAGATGAAAATGGTAACAAGATAGTTCGAGAGAAATGGAGTATAACTAATAAGAAGTTATTCGACCGTATGTTAGAAGATGAAACATTACGTACTCGTTATGAAATGTTCCTAGATGATATTAATAGATTTGTAGAAGACTATTCTATTATTGAAGCTATTCAACCTTATAATATTGATGAGGCTTATACTGTAAGTGAAACAGAAGAAGAAATCGAAGGTTTGCGTAGAACTAATGATATGCTTAAACAGATTAAGGATAAGTTCAAACGTATCAAAGACTTAGATAATGTAGTTAAACGTAGTACTAAGATGTACTTCGATAGTTACATTACTAGTCTTTCTAGTGACCCTCGTGTACAATCTAATATGCTTAGTATTACAGAAGCATTTGAAGATGAAAACTTCTTCCAGTTTTGGTTAGCTGATAGTCAAGAGACACATATACCAATAGTTCAAATAGTTCTTAAACAAATGACGAATCAGTTAAGAACTAGTGAAATAGAAGCTAGAGACAAAAAGATAGCGTTTACTTCGGCAATATCGACTATCATTGAGGACGCGAAAAACAACGGTATAGACGTGTCTCTGAACGATATTTTGGACGAAAATGGCAATCTTTTGCTGCCGTATAATGAAACGTTCACTGAAAAATTAAGGTCGCTAAAAGAGGCTGTAAAACTGGCACAAATCGAAGACCCGAACGGTCGAGACGGTTTAATATATAAGAAAGCTAAAGATGAGTTAGAGAAGTTCTTAATAGATAATGTAGAACGTGAATACGTTAAAGAGATGTATCAAGAGTACTATAATGCAAACCAGTTACTTAATAAATACCCTGAAACTTATGTTAAGTTAATGAAGCTATTGCATGAAGAAGGAGATATATTAAGTACAATGATTGACAATGATTATAGTACTCTTACTGTTCAAAACGAAAGACGTCTTAACGAGATTCAAAGCGAACTTACTGAAATGCGTGCGGTTATTGATGTTGACGGTAATTATAAAGAGAACTATTATGAAGCCAATGCAGTTAATAATTATCTATTGTCTCGTCGTCAACTTAATAATAAGTATAAAGAGAACAGACCTAAGGATAGTTTTACTATTCGTTATAAACAAGCTATTGAAGGACTTCAATACCCTGAAACATCTGAAACTTATCGAGAATCAGCTGAATGGCTTAAAGCTAATACTGACTATAAGTTAAAAGGTGAGTTCTTAGATGAGTTAAAGAAAGCTTATATGGATACTCGTGCTGGCAATCCTTTTGATAGTTTTGTTCGTACTATGGCATACGGTAAGTATGATGAAACAGGTGTTATTGACGGTACTAAGTTTACAGAAGTGCAAATAGCTAACTTAAAGAAACATCAAGAGCAAATGTTTGCAGCAGCTGTTGGTAGAGTTAAGCCAAATGAAGAACAAGCTCAAAAATGGTTAGATGAGCATATAAGCTATATCAATACTGTATACTACGAAGCTATGTATGTGGCTATGAACAAAATGGGTAAAGTAGTATTTGATAAATGGTATAACGAGAATCATGTGCTTAATCCTATTACTAAAGAATACGAACCATTAGCTATTTGGAGACAAATGATAGTTAAGGACGAAGCTAATAATATGGAATATAGTCCTAAATATAAATGGTTAGAAACTAAAGTTAAAGACAAGTACAAGAATCCTAACTATGATGAAGTTAAGTTACAACCTTCTACTAATAAATATCGCAATGATAAATATTATGGAATGAATAACTATCAGCAACAACTATACAATGAAGTAGATAATCTACTTAATAGTCTTGTTAAAGATAAACGTAGTCGTGCTTATATTAATCGTGGTTATTTACCTAATCAAGCTATTGAACAACCTCATCAAGGTTTTACTGATTATTGGCAAGACTTTAAACGCAGTCATGGTTGGTATGATACTCCTAATAAGTCTGATATAGAGCTTAATCTATATAAGAGATTTAGTAATGCTCCTATGTTACATAGTTTATCAGAGATTAAACTTCTTCCTATTCGTGAGAAACAAGAAGGTGAAACTATTGATGAATATCTAGCTTATGTTCGTGAAACACAAACTAAGAATAATGAATTACGTAAGCAAAGGGCGCAGGAAAATGCAGAGCGTAATAATCCTAATGTTCTTGAAAGACTTAATTCATTTATTGATAGTATGTATAACTTTAATACTCGTAATGATATAGCTAGATTAGCTAAAATTACTAGTAATCAATTACGTAATATGGATATTATTAAGAGAAATCCTAACGATAAACTTATGGATAATAGATTACTTAGTAGAATTACTGGTAAACAAGAAATACGCACAACTAAAAGTGATGATTCTAATATAGTTAAGCACTTTGAGAATCAAGTTCGTAAGTTAGTATTTAATGAATTTGAAATGGATGAAGGTACTCGTTCTAAAGTATCTCGTGTTATGCGTAATATGGTATCTAGTAAGTTTATGATGTTAAACGTTACTGGTGGTATTGCCAACGTATTATATGGTAAGACACAGATACAAATGGAAATGGCTGCCGGACAATTCTTTAAATACAAAGACTTCCGTAAAGGTGAGAACGAATGGATGCAGAATGTAGGTAGTTATTTAGCTGATGCTTATAATGAAACTACTAATAACGAAACTAATGCTATTATTAGATTATTCAATGTTATTGAATCTAATATGATAACAGAACGTTATGGTAAAGGTAACAATCCTATGGGTAAATTAGAAAATCTGTTGTTTATCCAACAAACCGCAGGTGAACATTATATGCAGAACGCTACATTGTTAGCTATGCTTCATTCTCATAGAGTTGTTGCTGTTAATGGTAAGAATAAAGTAATGTCATTTGAACAGTTTGCTATGGGACTTAGAGAAGAAGCATTGCTTAAAGTTCTTCGTAAGAATAATCCTGAATTAGTTACTAAATATGAAACATTCAGAGATAAAGTGCTTGAATCATATATTGAGAAAGAACGTTATGTTAAGTTTAAAGCTGATATAATAACTGACTTCTTACGCTCTGTTCCTAAAGAGATAAGAGAAGAGTTTAAAGCTACCTATAAAGAAGATACTAAAGAAGAAAGAACTAAGTTTGAGAATCACCCTTCTTTTAGAGAAAGTCTTATCTTGAAGAACGGTGTTGCTACTCTTAAACCTGACAGTGGTCTTACTAATGATGATATTGCAGCTTTCCGTAATAAGGTTATATCAGTTAATCATCAAATACATGGTATCTATGATAAGATTGGTGCTAATCAATTACAACAGTCTTGGTTGGGAGCTTTACTAATGCAATTCCATAAACACTTAGTTCCTGGATTCCAAAAACGTTTTGGTTATCGTTTAGGTCACTTTGACGGTATATATAATGAAACTAGAGAGTCTATTAGTAAAGGAACTTATGTTAGTTTAGGTGAGTTTATAGCAATGCCATTTAAGAAATACTACGAACTTAATGATAGTAACGAACTTCAAGCTGTTCGTACTCTTCAAGGAATTGCTAAAGGTTATGCAGATTTTATAGCTAATCTTACTACTTATTATAACATTCTTCCTGAATATGATAAAGCCAATATTCGTAGATGCTTAGGTGAATGGATAGCTATTACTAAAGCAGTAGCACTATTTGTAGTAGGAAAATTAATGCTAGATGACGATGATGATTCTACACAAGTAGCTGACTATATCCTATATAGTGCTGACCGTCTAATGTCTGAAACTATTCAATATACTCCGTGGGGATTAGCTAATGAAGGTAAGAAACTATATAGTCAACCTGTTGCTGCATTAAGTATTGCGCAAGATAATCTTAGATTATTAGGAGCACTTTGTAGCTATATTATTACTGGTAATCCTGATGATTTATATTATAATTCAGGAAGCTATTCAGGTGAAAATAAACTTGTAGTAAATTTCTTTAAACAAGTACCATTAGTTAATCAGATTATAAAACATGAAAGACTTGGTGCTAATAATAGTTACTATAAAGTACGTAGTAGTCCGTTTAGTGGTTTAGGTCAAGTTGTTGCTAATATGATTACTGATGAAGATGAAGAATAACTAACTACTTAATATTACAACTCATAGGAAAGCCCGAACTGCTCGTGAGAGTAATTCGGGCTAATTTATATACTTAAAAAAGTTTGTAATTTTTAGCTATCTATTAGAATATAGTTTGATATATTCAGATATGAATCTATTTCTATCTCCCATAAACATCATATTATGATTAATAA